CTTTCAAAAAACTCCGGGGGTTGATATTTGGAAAACAATCTGGCGTTCTTTTCATGGAGGCAGCGCGGTTCAGCGATCGTAGCCGGCTCTGAAGTATCGGATCTTTCGTGGTGGTCTCCTTTCACTCCGTAAGTTGGTGCCGTAAACTACTTTCAAAGTCCGTGCTGTCTCTATGAAAGGAACGTAAAAGACTGTGGAAGTATATTTGGCTCACTACAAAGCGGTTGAAAGGAGGCCGTAAGTATGTCTGAGAAACCAAAACGGGCTCCTGCAAGAACAGCAGAGGCTCGGGAAGCAGAACTCGTGTCCCTTGCGCAGGACTTAGCGGAACGTCAAATGCGTGAAGGGACCGCTTCATCGCAGGTAATTACCCATTTTCTCAAACTTGGTGCTGTTCGCGAGGAGTTGGAGCTTGAGAAAGTTAAAGCCGAGATCGAATTAGCCAAAGCCAAGGTCAAAGCGATCGAATCTGGCGAAGAAACAGAGCGTCTATACCGTGAAGCCATCTCTGCAATGCGGAGTTACACGGTTGGCTCGGCATTTGACACTCAGGAGGAGTACACTGATGATTAGGACGTACTCTGAACTGATCAAACTACCAACATTTGAAGAGCGATTCAAGTATTGCCAAACAGGACAGTACGTCGGTGAAGAAACTTTCGGAGCGGATCGGTATTTGAATCAGGCATTTTACCATTCATACGAGTGGAAGAAAATTATTCGGCCAAAGATCATTATTCGTGATAACGGATGTGATCTGGCGATGCCCGGCTTTGCAATTCCTGGGTATATTTACGTTCATCATCTAAATTCGATGGCAGTAAAAGATCTGATTGAACGCAAAGAATGGGTGATGCTTCCTGAATATCTTGTTTGTTGTTCTCTTGATACTCATAACGCTTTGCATTATGGCTACGAATCACCGAAGCCCGCGTATGTAGAGCGCACACCAAACGATACTGCTCCATGGCTCAGGGAGGTTGTGCATGGATAACATTCTTATTTGCATTAAGAAGATGCTGGGCCTGGATAAGGACTATGCGCCATTCGACCAGGAACTTATTGTCTTCATCAATTCGGCGTTGATGACACTAACCCAGCTTGGCATCGGTCGAAATGGATTTGTAGTCGTAGATGGCTCAGAAAACTGGAGTGACTTCTTAATCGCAACCGACATGAGCAAAGTGGAAGGAGCGAAGACATATGTGTACATCAAGACACGTTTGGATTTTGACCCACCGGCAAATGCATCCCTGTTAAAGGCACTCCAAGACAATGCGAAAGAACTTGAATGGCGTTTGAACGTAAAAGCTGAACAGGAGCTGTGAAAAAGTATGAAAAAGTATGGACGCGACTCCCCCATGTGATGTATACTGGCACCAACAGTTTTGGAGGTGCTTGTATGGATCGTAACTATGTTTCATGGACCTGCCCTGTTTGCGGCGGCCAGTGTGATAGCAGTGATATTGACCTGCTCGTTTGCGAATACTGTGGAAGCAAGTTCACAGTTAAATCACGTGATGAGCGGAATAGTACGTTCACGCTTACATGCATTTATCGCAATGAAGCCAAAATAGCAGAGATTGAGTTCAAGAAACGTAAGTATGAAGATGCACGCGCCGACGAAGAAGAACAAAGGAAACTTAAGCGGATCTATGCTGAGCTTCCTTGGTATGAACGATGGTGGATGAACTTTACATTATGGCTCAGTGACGCGTTCCTGATGCATCCCGTCTGGACGGTCATTGGTGTCATCTTTGTATTGCTTGCTATCGCGGCGGCCGTGTATTTCGGATTGATTGGACGGGATACCAATGCTATCCAACACAGCAGTTCCGGTATATTACGGACAATTTCGAGACAAAGTAATTGATGGTGAGATCCCAGTCAACAAAGAAGTCATGCTCGAAATGAATAGAATTGACCGGCTCATTCGTAATCCAAGATATTATTACGATCCTGAGCCGGTCGAATGTTATATACGGTTCTGTGAAAACGAGTTGACATTGACTGACGGATCAGACCTTCATCTTCTTGATACCTTTAAATTATGGGCCGAAGAGCTTTATGGCTGGTACTACTTCATCACCAAGTCAGTTTATGAGCCTTATCCGGATGGCCATGGTGGTCACTATGTGACGAAGCGAATACGTAAGCGACTGGTAAACAAACAGTACCTCATCATTGGACGTGGCGCAGCGAAGACACTATATGGCTCTACAAACCATGCGTATTGGCTTGTAGCGAATCTGAAAGCTACCCATCAAGTTGCTACCGCTTACACGATGAAGCAGGCTGAAGAGGCCATAAACCCGCTAAAAACGGCAATCGCTCGCTCTCGTGGGCCTGTGTTCAGGATGCTGACTGAGGGATCGATTCAAAACACAACTGGCTCCAAAGCTAAACGTCCAAAATTGGCGTCCACAAAGAAAGGTGTCGAGAATTTCTTTTCCAATTCGTTGCTTGAAACCCGTCCTATGCAGATCGACGCATTGCAGGGCTTTAGCAGCGCAATGAATACGGTTGACGAATGGCTGTCTACCGACTCTCGTGACGATCCAACGGTTGCTCTCGCTCAAGGTGGTGAGAAGTGCGACGATTATTTGGTGATCGCGATGAGCTCGGAAGGTACTGTCCGAAATGGCATTGGGGATACGATGAAGAAGGAGCTTCAAGCTATTCTTCATGGCGATTACGACAATCCTCATGTCAGTATTTGGTGGTACAAATTAGACAGCATGGATGAACTGAACGATCCTGAAATGTGGGTCAAAGCAAATCCCAATCTCGGCAAGAATGTATCGTTCGAAACATACCAAAACGAGCTGAATGAAGCAATGGCTAATCCCGCCAAGAAGAATGAGATTCTCGCGAAGAGATTCGGACTTCCTCTTGACGGTTTTACTTATTACTTCACGTATGATGAGATTCAGCCGCATCGGAAGAAGGACTATTGGCAGATGCCGTGCGCTCTCGGAGCTGACTTATCGCAAGGCGACGACTTCTGCGCGTTTACGTTCCTCTTTCCGCTGCGTCAGGGTTTTGGCGTGAAATGCAGAGCGTACATTTCCGAGAGAACAATGATGAAACTGCATCCCTCGATGCACGATAAGTATGAGCAGTTCATCGATGAGGGTACTTTGATCGTTATGCCCGGGTCCGTACTGAATTTGATGGATATTTATGACGAGCTTGATCGGTATATTACTGAGAGCGAGTATGATATTCGATGTTTCGGGTACGACCCGTACAATGCGAAGGAGTTCGTTGAACGCTGGGAACGCGAAAACGGGCAATTCGGGATCACAAAGGTCATACAGGGTAGGAAGACGGAGACGGTACCTCTTGGTGAGCTTAAGCAGTACGCAGAGGACCGTCTCTTATTCTTTGATGAGCAGTTGATGACATTCGCTATGGGTAATGCTGTTGTTGCTGAGGATATTAACGGCAACAGAATGCTTAGCAAGAAACGTCATGCTGAGAAGATCGACCCTGTCGCTGCTATGATGGATGCATATGTCGCATATAAAGCATATCAGGAGAGTTTTGACTAATTTACGGAAGGTGATATTGGACGATGCCTGCATTTACAGATAGACTGAAACACGCCTGGACTGCATTTACGGGCCGGGACAGGCAGTCCGAACTTAAGGATCTCGGCCCGCCCTCTTATGAACCTTCGGACCGTCGAAGACCACGCTGGTCAAATGAGCGAACGATCATCTCAGCTATCTACAATCGATTTGCAGTAGATGCTTCCTCTATATCTATGTATCACGTACGCGTGGATAAGAACGGAAACTATCTTGCAAAGATCGAAGACAGCTTAAATGATGTTCTGTCGCTGGAGGCCAATATTGACCAGACGAGCCGTGCCTTTATCCGAGATCTTGTGTATTCAATGCTGGATGACGGATATATTTGCGCGTTGCCAGTAAAGGCAAACAATGATCCCACGCAGACAGAAATTTATGATATTCAGTCACTGCGCAGAGGTCGTGTAACTGAATGGCGGCCTGGCTACGTGAAAGTTGAGTTCTATAACGAGTTTACGGGTTCCAAATGTGAACGTATCTTCCCTAAGAAGATGGTCGCGATCATTGAGAACCCGTTTTATTCTGTTATGAACGCGCCCAACTCGACACTACGAAGGCTGACAAGGAAACTGGCAATTCTCGATGCAATCGATGAACAAAGCGGATCCGGCAAGCTGGATATGATCATTCAGCTGCCTTACGTGATCAAGACGCAGGCCCGCCGTGAAGAAGCGGAAAAGCGTCGTTCTGAGATAGAGAAGCAACTGAGTGGATCCAAACTCGGTATCGCCTATACGGATGGAACCGAGCGCGTGATTCAGTTGAATCGTCCGGTCGAGAATAACCTTTTGGCTCAGATCGAGTATCTGACCAATATGCTGTACTCCCAGTTGGGTATAACCGCCTCTGTTCTGGACGGTACAGCAGATGAGAAAACTATGCTGAATTACTACAATCGTATCATTGAGCCACTTCTCGATGCGATTGTAGATGAATTCAAACGGAAGTTCCTGACGAAAACGGCTCGTACTCAGGGCCAATCGATCAAATACTTCCGTTATCCCTTCAAGCTGACCCCGACGACGAATCTTAGTGAGGTCGCTGAGAGTCTGATCGGCAGCGGTGTTCTTAGCAGTAATGAGATGCGTGCGATCCTCGGATATATACCAAGCGATGATCCTGGCGCTGATATGTTGATGCGAAGGAATACCAAGCAATCAGATTATGTGCAGCCAACTGGCTTAGAAGAGGTCGTGCCTTCTGAAAAAGTGGATGCCAATTCGTCTGGGCCTGGAAGTATCGAAGAAAGCGGTGAACAACATGCCTGAAAAGTATGATCTTACGAAGGCTGATTTCGCCGGCTGGGCTACGCGGTACAACATCAAGTGCACTGACGGGCGGACTATTATGCATAATGCATTTAAAGACTGTGATGGCAAGAAAGTGCCTCTTGTCTGGAATCATCAGCACAACAGTCCAGCCTCCGTGGTAGGTTACGCTATACTTCAGCATCATGATGAAGGTATGCGGGCCTATGGCTTTTTCAATAACAATGAAATGGCCCGTTACGCCCATGAGGACGTGATCCATGGTGATGTTGATTCGCTGTCCATTTACGCGAATAAGCTGAAACAACAGGGTGGAAATGTGATGCACGGCATCATTCGCGAGGTGAGTCTTGTGCTTGCTGGCGCGAATATCGGTGCTTACATCGACACCGTAGCCATGGCTCATAGCGAGAGCGGCGAGGATGAGATTGAGGAAGCGGTTATTTACAATACCGATGACAAGATTGAACTCGTGCATTCTGAAGAGTCCTCTGAGGCTGACGAAGCGGAATCTGAACAAGAATCTGAAGCGGAGTCTGTTGAAGAAACGGAGGCTCCTACTTCCTCTGAAGCTCTTGAGCACGCCGATGAGCCTGAAAAGAAAGAAGAAACGGAGGAACCCGTCAAAATGGCAGAATCCAACGAAACGGTTCAGGATGTATTCGATTCCCTGAACGAAAAGCAGAAGAAAGTAGTTTATTACATCGTCGGGCAACTGATGGACAAGAATAAGAATGAAGGAGAAGCTGATATGAAGCACAACGCGTTTGAGAACGATACCCCCGAATTTGAAATTACTCGGGAAGATCGTGAACGGATCATGGCCCGTGCGAAGACTCTGGGCAGCCTAAAGGAAGCCGTCAACGAAGCGATGCAGGAAGGCGGCGTTCTGTGCCACGCCGTTACCGATGACGAGGGCCACGAGGTAACTTACGGCATCGCGAACATCGATTATCTGTTCCCGGATTACAAGGAGCTGAACGACACCCCCGATTTCATCAAGCGTGATGACAGCTGGGTCGCCGTGTTCAACAATGGTGTCAAGAAGACCCCATTCGCTCGCATCAAGACAACGCATGCGAACATCACCATGGATGAAGCTCGTGCTCGTGGTTACACCAAGGGCGCGAAGAAGATCTCTGAGGTCTTTGCTCTGCTCCGTCGTCAGGTGGATCCCCAGACCATCTACAAGAAGCAGGAATTCGACCGCGATGACATCATCGATGTGTCTGACAACTTCAACGTGATCTCCTGGGTCAAGGGCGAAATGCAGGAGATGCTGAAGGAAGAAGTTGCTCGTGCTGCTCTGATTGGCGATGGCCGTGAACCTGACGATCCCTACAAGATCAGCACCGATCACATTAAGCCCATCTATACGGATGCTGAGCTGTACACTGTTCGTATCAACGTTCCTGCGCAGGATAGCACTGAAGAGACCGCTAAGGAAGCGCTTAGGCAGATCATTCGCAACCGCAAGAAGTACAAGGGCTCTGGCAGCCTGACCGCCTTCATGAGCGAAGATTGGCTGTCCGAGTTCCTGCTGCTGGAGGACGGTTTCGGTCATTCGCTGTATAAGGATGAGCAGGAGCTCGCTCGCAAGATGCGCGTTCAGAAGATCGTGACCGTGCCTCAGCTTGAAGGCCTCACCCATGATAGCAAAGAGTGCGTCTGCATCATGCTGGACCTGAGGGACTACACCTTCGGCTCCAACAGGCTCGGTCAGACCACTTTCTTCGATGACTTCGACATCGACTTCAATAAGATGAAGTATCTGTACGAGACCCGCCTGTCCGGTATGCTGACCAAGCCCTACAGCGCGATGGTTGTCGAAATTGGCACTGCTGCTTCTGGCGGTACCACCACTGGTGACGAAACTACTGGCGGCTGATAGGAGCTAAACTATGTCGAGATATTTCGGATACGTAGGCTACGTAGAAAGTGTCGAAACAGCGCCGAGCGTCCATAAGGAGCAGGCGACTGAGCGGCCTTACTACGGAGATGAAATAGTCATCAATCGACGATTGGAGAAAGGCGAAGGGCTGAATGACAACGTAGAGATCGGCAATCAGTTCAGTATCCTTGCCGATGCCTACGCGTACGAGCATTTCTCGGCTATTCGCTATATCACTTGGATGGGGCAACGCTGGAAAGTCAGCAAAGTGACCGTACAGCGCCCCCGTCTTGTTTTAGATGTTGGAGGTTTGTGGAATGGACGGACGCCAGAGTCTCGATGAACTGCTTCGTAGTACGTTCGGAAGCTCGGTGCACTATTACTTCCAGCCTCCGGCCGGCTATCAGATCGTGTACCCAGCTTTGATTTACAGACTGGACGATTTACGTGATCACTATAGCGATAATCGTGTATGGAACCGTCGGCACGCATACGCAATATTGCTGATCCTGGATGAGCCTGATAATGAGCTTGTCGATAAGTTGGATTCTCTGCCGTATTGTCATATGAGCGGGCGTCCATACACAAATGATAATCTTTATCATTATCCTTTCACGATTTATTATTGAGGAGGAAACGCTCATGTCTAAACTGGAATGGGACAAGACTGGTGAAAAGTATTGGCACGCTGGTGTAAGCCAGGTCGTGCTTTTCCCGATGAAGGCAGATGGCACTTATGACAATGGTGTGGCCTGGAACGGCGTGACTGCGGTCAACGAGAGCCCCGATGGCGCTGAAGCGAATGACTTCTACGCTGACAACATTAAGTATGCTTCTCTGCGCTCTGCTGAGAACCACAAGGGCTCCATCAGCGCGTATCAGTATCCTGACGAGTGGAATGCCTGTGACGGCAAGCTCGTAGCTGCGGATGGCGTATACATCGGCGAGCAGGCCCGCAACGCTTTCGGCCTGGTATATCGTACCGAGTATGGCAACGACACAGGTACGACTTCTGACGATGGCTATATCCTGCACTTCCTGTGGAATGCTACGGTGAACCCCACCGAGAAGAACCACGAGACCATCAACGAGAATCCTGATCTGGCCGAGTTCGACTGGGACTATGAGTGCCTGCCGACCCCGATCACTTCGATCGCTGGTGCGAAGCCCTGCTCCACCATGGAAGTCAACAGCAAGAAGCTGGATGCCGCCAAGCTGAAGACCATTCTGGACCAGGTTTATGGTACTGATCAGGCTGAACCGACTCTGCCTACTCCTGACCAGCTGATCGCGACTGTTACGAAGCCCTAAGCTTAATAAGGACGGCTCCGAGTTGTTCGGGGTCGTCCTTCAATTTCTTTTATTTTAGAAAGGAGACCACCAAATGCTTAAGCGTACTTTTACTTATACTGACTTTGATGGCAATCAGGTTAGCGACGATTATTATTTTAATCTTTCCAAAGCTGAAATCATGGAGCTGGAGCTCAGTGCTTACGGCGGACTTGAGACACTGATCAAGAAGCTGATCGAAGAGAAGAACAGCGAAGAGATCGTTAAGATCTTCAAGAAGATCATCCTTATGTCCGTCGGCGAGAAGAGCTACGATGGCAAGCGGTTCATCAAGAATGATGAGATCCGTAATAACTTCTATCAGACGGAAGCGTATTCTATGCTCTTCTGCGAGCTTGTGCAGAACGCTGACGCTGCGAATGAATTCCTGCGTAATGTTGTGCCGAATGCGCCTGCTGTAACAGCTGCTGACGCGCCTGCCGCGCAGCCTGCGTTGGCTCCGGCCACTTAATATTAGAAAGGAGATTAGAGAATGCTGCCGATTACGGTTCCAGAGACGGAAGAGTTCAACTCAGAGACTAACGAGTTTACCGTTGTGCCCGCTGTGTCTCTGCAGCTCGAGCATTCTCTGATCTCCATGTCAAAATGGGAAGCAAAATGGAAGAAGTCGTTTATGTCATCCAGGGATCTGACAGTCAATGAGTTGATCGACTATGTTCGGTGTATGACGATCAACAAAATTACAGACCCAAGCGTCTACACACGCCTCACACAAGCAAATGTGGAGGAAGTGCGCAGATATATTGACGACCCTATGACGGCGACGACGATCCGTGAAGATGGTGCCCGTGGTGGACGTAACCGCATTATCACCACGGAGCAGATCTATGGCTGGATGGTTGGATATGGCATTCCCTTTGATCCTTGTGAAAAGTGGCATCTTAACCGCTTGATGATGCTGATACGAGTTTGCAGCATACAGCAAAGTGGCGGTAACAGAAAGATGTCTCGTCGTGAGCAAGCGGCATGGCAGACGGCACAAAATGCTAAACGCCGTGCACGGACTGGATCGAGGGGATGACGTATGAAACCAATCGTTAGTTTTAAACAGCATGGCGATTTCAAAAAGACGGATAAATTCCTTCATGGCATTACTGAACGTTGGAATCGCCATAAGCTGGACAGGTATGGAAAAATGGGTGTAGAAGCTTTAAAAGCAGCTACGCCAAAAGACACAGGAAAGACCGCTGATTCTTGGTCGTATGAGATTGTGGAAGCGCCTGGCCGTACGTCGATTTATTGGCGTAATAGCAATGTTGTTAATGGCTGGGCCAATATCGCGATTCTCATTCAGTATGGTCACGCGACACGCAACGGCGGTTTCGTTGAAGGACGGGACTACATAAACCCGGCGATTCGACCGATTTTTGATCAAATGGCTGACGATATTTGGAAGGAGGTGGTTACCGGATGACGGAGGTTGATGAGAGAATTGTTGCAATGCACTTTGACAACAAGCAGTTCGAAAAAGGTGCAAAGCAAACGATCGAAACTCTCGAGAAGCTTCGTGACAGCTGTGACATGGAGGGCGCGGCGGATTCTTTGAACGAGCTTGGCAAAGCGGCGAAAGATCTGCATTTCGATGAGCCAGCTGAACATGCTGAAAAGCTTGGCACCGCTCTTGGCGTCATAGGTAAAGTAGCTAAAAAAGCGTTTTCGCTAACCACCTGGCCGGTATCCAAGATCGGTGGAGCTCTTCGCGGTTTAGCATCTGACGTTCGTAAGTGGTTCGGCATCGATCTTGCTCGTGATATTGAGCAGGCAGCCATTAAAATGACCAAAGCATTGACCATTGAGCCCGTTGGCGCTGGTTGGAATGAGTACGAGATGAAGATGGATTCCATCAAAACCATCATGTCGGGTACAGCAAAGGAGTTCGCTAATCTTTCCGACGAAGAGCACATGGGCAAGGTCAAAGAGGTCCTTGAAGATCTGAATAAGTACGCTGACGATACTATTTATAGCTTCAAGGACATGACATCCAACATTGGCAAGTTCACGAATGCTGGCGTTAAGCTCGATACGGCCGCGAAGTCCATGATGGGTATTTCGAATATTGCCGCGAAGTTTGGTCAGGGCACGCAGCAGGCTTCTATGGCGATGTACAACTTCTCTCAGGCGATGAGCTTGGGCTATGTTGAGCTTCGCGACTGGCGATCCATTGAAAATGCCAACATGGCAGGCCTCGATTTTAAGCAGACCCTTATCGATATTGGTGTTGCGATGGGAACTTTGAAGAAAGATTCGAAGGGCACCGTCAAGACTGCTGTTAAGGGTCAAAAGAAGGTCGCCGTCAATGCGGAGAACCTGCGCGATACGCTGAACAAGAAGTGGCTTACCAACGACGTTCTGCAAAAGACTCTTGAAATTTATTCTGGCAATCTCAGTGAGAAAGAGATTCGTGCTCTTGGTAATTTTACCGATGAGCAGGTTGCTCAGTTCATGAAGCTTGGCGCTGAGGCTAAAGAGGCTGCCACTCAGGTTCGTACATTCAGCAAAATGTTTGATGCTTTGAAGGAAGCCGCTCAGTCTGGCTGGGCAGTCACCTTTGAGAAGATTGTCGGCGATATGAACGAGGCTACGTCTTTGTGGACGATGCTTAATGATCGTATCAGTGGTTGGATGAACAAGAGTGCTGAGAACCGCAATAGTATCCTTAATCAGTGGCGTGGTCTTTCTTCTGATGGCTCATTCCGTATGAGTGAGATCGATGGCCGTCAGGAGATGATCCTCGCCCTTCAGAACATTCTCGATATCGTCGAGCAGATCGGTAAAGCCGTCAGTGGTGCGATTTATGCCGTATTCGGAAAGCTTACTGGCAGTAAGCTTCGTCGTTGGAGTGTTCAGTTCAACCAGATGACTGCAAACTTGTCAAAATGGTTAGGCAAAATGGATGATCCTGCCTCTAGGATTAATAAGATCAGTAAGGCTTTGAAGATTATCCTTGTTCCGATCAAAGCCATTGGCAAAGCAGTCTCTACGGTTGCTAAGACCGTTATGAAGTATGTCTCTCCACTGATCGATCCGATTCTTACATTCTTGGCTGCTCTTGGAGATGCGATGGATAATCTGCTCGATGGCAAGATCGATATCAAGGGTGCTGCCGATAGTGTTAAGAATGCTTTCAAATCTCTCGGTACTTCTTTCAAATCTGTCGGAAAAACTATTTGGAACAGTATCTCCAGCTGGTTCTCCGGCTTATTTAAGAATGACAAGGGCGAGCTTACATCGATCGGCCAGTGGTTTACGAACATCTACGGCAAATTCAATGAATACCTCGATAAGTTCAAGGCGTTTATCCATTGGGATCGGATTAAGACATTTGCTTCCGGATTCTGGCAGGAAATCCTCGGGTTCTTCCGGGGTAAACAGACTGGCGTGAACTTTAAAACCGGCGAAGCGATCTATGGCGAATCTGGTTTTAGCAAGATGTTCAACGGTTTAAAGGATGACTTTAACTCCGCATTTGAACGATTCAAGAAGGTTATTCATTGGAACGATATCTCGACATTCTTTGAAGGTATTAAGACAGCTGTAATCAATTTTGTAACGCCTGGTGAGAATGGCGAACCTTCGCAGCTTAGACAGAAGTTGACCGAGTATAGCGGTGCTATTCGCTATTTCATCAATAAGTTTAAACAATGGGATGGCTGGAATAAGATCGGTACGTTCCTGAACAACAACATTCTTCAGCCGATCATTCAATTCATTACTCCTGGTGAGAATGGCGAGCCTTCGCAGTTGAGAAAGAAATTCAATGAAATCACTGGTGCGATCCGAGGATTTATCAAACGAGCAGAAAAATGGGCGATTTGGGGCAAGCTTGGAACGTTCTTTACCAACAATATTAAGCAGCCGATCATCGATTTCATAACATCTACCAATGGTGAGCCTTCTAAGATGCAGAAGCTCTTTGAAAATATTAAGGAGCATGTGACAATGTTCTTTAATAATGTCAGAGAGTGGGAAGGTTGGGCTCCGCTTGGCGATTTCTTTGAGAAATATCTGATTACGCCTATTCGACGTCTTTGGAACTTCCTGGTTCATGGTGACGCTGATTACGACGAGAAGAAAGCTAAGGCCCATAGCCCGATCGGCATCATTGCATCTGCCGGTGCCAGCGATGTCAGTCTCGGAAAGAAAGCTGCAAACGACAATAAAACAGCATTTGACGAGATTTATGACTCTATGAATGAGGGCATCGGTAAAGTTATGAGCGTCGGCGCTGACCTCACGCAGGACACCGAGAAAACGACTCCTCTTCAGAAGATTATAGGCTGGATCAATAACTTTTCTGATGCAATCAGTGGTTTCAAGGATTCTGTTCAGCAAGCAGTTGAGTGGCTTGTCAACGAGCCATGGGAACAGCATTTTAATACGCTGAACGAAAAACTGAGGCAACTCGGCATAACCTTTGGCATTCTGAATACTGGCACTTTGATTGGCGGTACTGGCAAAGCGGTTGGCGGTATTGGAAAGCTGTTTAGCAATCTTGGCACATTTGTAAAAGAATGGAACGGTTTAAAGATTGATGTTGCTGGAGGTTCAGATATTGGCGAAGGCTTTAAATCGCTTGGAACCAATCTCGGTGAGGGCCTTAAGAGTTTCTTCACTGAAGGCGGTAATTTCTTTAAACGCAAAGATTTTGGTAAGCAGATTGGCCAGATAATCGGAAACTACAAAGAAGGCGCTACGACCTCGACTGAGCGTGTAAAGACATTTGCCGATTTGCTCATAGAGCTTGCTGGTTCAGTGGCTCTTATGGTATATGCTATCAACTCATTGGTCAGTAAGATCAAAGAAATCGAAGATATTGATGACCCTAAAAAGATCGAGACGATTTGGGAACGTTTCAATTATGTTATGCAAGGTGTCATGACCACAATTGGCGTAACTGAACTTGTGGGCTTGGTATCTTCGCTTGGCGGAAGGGCTAAAGTTAATACTGTAGGAACGACCTTGATTGGCCTTGCCGTGGCCATCGAGGGTATGGTTCTTGCTATAAGTCAGTTGGTTGGCACTATCAAGGATAATGATCCCGGTAATGTTGATCGCGCAATTAGTATTCTTGAAGAGCTGGCTTTAGTGATTGGCGCATTTGAGTTGTTCCATAATATCTCGGCAGCAGATTCAGTATTATCAGTAACCCTTGGCGGTGGTAAAGCTTCTGGTCTTGTTGGCTTCGCGGTTGCCATTGAGGGAATGGTCATAGCTTTAAATCAGTTGGTAAGCACCATTAGTAATAATGCTGAAAAGCCAGAGATTATTGATAAAGCCATACTTATACTGACCGAACTCGCAGGATTGATCACAGCATTCGAGCTTCTGAAAGGCATGCAGTTTGGTGAGAAAATAACCTTTGGTGGCGGCAAAGCAAATGGGCTTATAGGTTTTGCTATCGCCATTGAAGCCATGATCCATGCAGTTGGAAGTATCGCTGAAACCGCTGCAAAGGACAATGTAGATATGGCGGTTGTCCAGGGGACGATTGCTGAGATTGCTGCGTTGATTACTGGTTTTGAAGTTTTCAAGAATATTTCGAGCATCAAGATCGGTAGCTTCAAGATGGGTGGCGGCAATAGCGGTCTTATCGGTTTTATTCTTGCTATTGAGGCTATGGTGCATGCTGTGACATCTCTTGCCGGTCAAGATGTCGGTAAAATCAAGCAAGCCCAAGGCATCATTGAAGCGCTTGGTAGTATGCTCACCGACTTTGTCGGTACAAAGAATATTACTTCATTGTTCAGGTCAAAGATTAACGTCGGGTCTTTCTCGTACAATGGTAAGAGCGGATCAGGCTTAATTGGCTTCATCTTAGCCCTTGGTATACTCATTAAGGCCACCGTTGACCTATCGGCATATGGTAATGAGACCCAGGTTGATCACGCAAAACGGGTGATTGAATCGCTTGGTGGCCTTTTGACCGTATTTACAGCTGTCTTTGACGTGACTTCAGGTATAGGCTCTGTTGGCCAGCGTCTTGCTGGAGTCTTGGCGATTGCTGTATTGGCTGGAGCCATCTATTTGATTCTCAATTCCGTGAAAGATATTGCAGCATTGGACGATACTAAGTATGCCCGGATCAATGAAACATTTGGCAATGTCAGTACCATGATCACTGGTATTGCCGCATTTATGATTGGCAGCGATGGATTCTTGGCGATTGCTGGCGCACTTGGCAAAATGGACATTGCGACAGCAGCTAAGGGTGGTCTGAATGCTCTTATCATTATTGCAGAATTCATGGTTGGTCTTGGTGCTTTGACGTGGGTCTTTGGTTTGTTCAATGACGATTTCATTGCTCAGATCGAGCAGGGTAAGAAGGTTGTTAAAGCTATTGCCGGGTTTGTCAGTGCTGTTTGGGAAGGCGTCACCGGCATGACCATCGGTGAAACGCTATTCGGTAAACAAGAAAGCGCTACTGATCAATTCCAGGCATTAGCTGAAAGCATGAAAGATGTAAAGACGGAAGACGTTGATCATGCTATGGCCATATTCGATAAGATCACAGCTTTTGCCGGGACACTCAAGGGCTTTGATCCTACAATCTTCGACAAGTGGTTTTCTGGTGATATCACACTTGGTCAGTTTGCTGATTACATGAAGGAGCTCGCCGGTGGACTTTCAGCACTTAATACGGCGGTCGGCACTGATTTTAATGCCGAGGCTGTTGGCTATGGAATTGATATCATCGGAAAACTAATAACTTTTGCTACTGGTTCGAAAGAAATTGATACCGCTGCCATATATGATGTCGCTTTTGCTTTGCAGCGTCTTGGGGCATCTGATGAGGAGCTAAAAGACTGGAGCTTTGGCGAACGGATGCACGAGGTGAACTGGAAGGATCTGTTCACAGCTTTCGAAAAGATAGGCGCGGCAATCAAGAAGGGTATGGATGAAACGCCGATTGGCGAAGGCACTAATTTCGGTGAAGCCATTATCAACAAGATAGTCGAAGCGATTAATCTTGGTAGTGATCAAATCGGCGCAGCAATCGCAGCTGCTGTCAATTCTGGTATCACCAATATGGTGCTGCTACCTGCTGGAGTCGCGCAGTCAACGGAGCAATCTGTAACGCAGCCGCTTGCAGATGGCTTGGCCCAAGCTGCCGAAACCGCAGCAAGCAAAGCAGAGCAGACACTGAATTCCGCTGGAAGTGCTGGTAATGCGATTGTTAATAAGGGCGTTAATCTTCTCGGTGGTCTAATAAATACTGCTCTCGGAGGCGGCGATACCGATGCCGCTGTAAACGAAGTGGTAAGCGGTATGACTGAGACATTCAATACCGAAGTGAGCGGAATGATCGATGAAGTCACAAAGACGTGGTCGTCAGGCGAAGCAACCGTCGAGGGGCAGGTGACCAAGGATAGTAAGTATATTCCTATGGCGGCTGGCGCTTCTATTATCAACAATACCAAATACGCGACCGACGGCATCGACTATATGACGCGCATGATGCACCAGGCGTATCGTGCCAACAATATGATCGCTTCGCCGTCCAAAGTGTTCTATGACATGACTTCGTTTATCCCGATGGCGGTTGGAAACAGCATTCGCGATAATACGTATCTTGCGACCGATCAGGTTGCAGAGATGAGTACCGCCATGCAGCAAGCTCTGATCACGGCCGGCGCTTGGTTGAATGATGACTTTACGTTCAGCCCTGTTATTTCGCCTGTTGTGGATATGAGCGGGGTTCGCGCTGGTGCTGGTTCTATTAGCAGTATGTTTGCTGCTCGTTATGGCTTCAATGCTCAGGTGCCTTCTTTCACAAGGAATGTCCAGACGCCCAATATCCAGACTCCTTCGCAGAACAGCGCTCAGATTGTCAACGCCATTACGGAGCGGCTCGATTCACTCGATAATGACATGAAGAATCTGAAGATCGTTCTCGATACCGGTGCTCTTGTTGGGCAGACGGTGTCGGCGTATGACCGTGCTCTCGGTGAGCGTGCTTCACGATCTGCAAGAGGTTAAAAATACGGCAACGTGGCTTTACAAGAAGGCTGCGTTGCCGTATAATCTCTTGCATGGAGGTGATCGCTATGGCGGATAAGTATGAACGGTTTCTGATGAAAGAGAAGCTTAAAGAGGCAAGGCACCAGGCAAAAATCGATGAGTTGCGTCGTAAGAAAGAACTGTCCGAGATCAAAGAGCATAATGCACAGTCAGCGAGTCATTTGATCGTTGCTTTGATACCGCTTATCGTGGTACTTGCAGTTATAGCATTCTATGTGTATATTCTTTCAAAATAATTGAAGGATAACTTGTCCGCTTCGGCGGGCTTTTCTTGTTTTTGGAAAGGGGTGGATATATGTCCGAGCTATATCACCATGGTATAAAAGATCAAGTACACGGTGTAAGGAATGGTCCGCCTTATCCGTTAGCTCCTGAGGATCATACAGCTGCGCAAATTCGTAGCAATCCTGAAATCAGGAGGCAGCTTATTGCAGATAGGAAAGCTGAAAAAGCCGAACGCAAAAAAGCAAAGACCGCTGCCAAAGCTGAAATTCGAGTTGCCAAAGTCAAAGCTAAAATTGAAAAGCAAGCCCAGAAAGCATTGAAAAAAGGTAATGATGACAAAATTAAGCAAAAAGCTTCTGAGATGACTGAGGACGAACTTAATGCCCGTATCAAGCGTCTTAATCTTGAAAAACAGTATATTTCTCTTGAAAAGGATCTTAATCCTGAGCAGAAAAAGCGTGAAAGTATGATCAAGGGTATGATCAGTAGTGCAATCAAAAATATCGGTACTCAGGCTTTTACAGCAATTGCCGGTGAAGCTTGGAACAAATTTGTTGAAGACCGTGATCTTCCTCAGCTTAAAGTTAATCCAAAGAAGGGCCAGAAAGACAAATAACTAAAGGAGGTCATCAGCCTTGTATCATTCCGTTACAATCGGAGATAAAAATACTTGGGCGGATTGGAGGCTGATTCCCTCTGCTCCGCCAACAATTAAGCCACCTCCTGTACGTAAAAATCTTGTCGAGCTTCCTGGCGGTAACGGATCCATCGATTTGACGCAGTTCATCGGAAACACTACGCACTACGGTGTTACCGAGGGCTCGTGGAAGTTCGTCATTACGGATCAGGTCTCCAGGACGCGCGAGCAGTGGATGCAGGAGATCATCAATTACCTTCACGGAAAACGCTTCGATAACATTATGCTGGAGGATGATCCTGGTTGGCAGTATTCCGGTTTGCTGGAGGTTGCCGACTCAGAGTATGGCAAGTCCTTCTCCGGTATTACGATCAACTATACGATCGATCCGTTCAAGCGTCGTAAGGTGAATGGCACGGAGGTGAAGTCGCTGTAATGTACAGGGTCATGCTTTACCACTATCGGGATAATTTTGAAACAGATTTCCCGACAGATGCTTCTCGAACCTTATACGATGCCAGCAATCCGAGCGATACCGTAACGCTCCTGACTGGCACCGGTAAAAATTCTATCACGGAGCTTCCGACTTTTGACTTCACCATACTGCCAAATCATCCGCTATATAACGAGATCGTCAAGTTTAAAACATGGGTTACGGTATATCGGAACAGCACGGTCCTATTCCATGGCCGCGTGATCTCTGACGGCCTCGACTTCTATGGTCAGAAGACAGTATCCTGCGAAGGAGCGCTCGGATGCCTGCTGGACAGTGTAATTGATCCGTTGCCGGCCATCACGGAGACACCGAAAGACCATCTGCAGAAGATCATTGCCGCACATAATACTCTGATGCGGGCAACGCCATATCCAGAACCTTACAAGTGCTTCACCGTTGGCAACGTGACTGTCTCCGTCGCTGACACAAGTAAGAAATTTGAGAAAGTCGAGGGATACTCTCAGGCGCGTTCGCTTATTGACGATCACCTGCTGAACGATTACAAGGGTTATCTTGCCGTTCGATATGATGGCGGCACCATGTATCTCGATTGGCTGAAAAACTTTAATCGGGAGAACTCGCAGCCGATCAAAATGGCAGTAAATATGCTTGATCGGACGCTCGAGGAAAGCGCAGATGAGTATTATACTGTCATGGTGCCGGTTGGATCAAAGAACACGACCATAGATGGTAAGTATTTGCAGGATGCGGCGGCCATCAAGAAGTACGGCAGGATCTTCAAAGCGGAGTCCTTCGGCGATTCGAAGAAGAAAGCTGACCTGCTCGCTAAAGCTCAGAAAGAGTTCAACAAGCGAGGCACTAATCTTCCTCTGTCCGTTCATATCAAAGCGGTGGACATGAGCCTTCTTGGCAGCGATGTGGACGAGCTGTTGGCCGGCGATCACCTGACCAATGTGGAAGACCGTACAGGCGCTTTGTTTACTGATTTGACGATCGCTGAGCATAACTACGATATCTTCAATCCGGCGAATGACGAGTTCGTGATGGAGAATCAGGAAGCGATTGACAAGCGGAATACATCGTCTTCGGGCAATGGTACCATCAGTTCAAGGGCTGGACGCGGTTCAAAAGATCTGTTTGATGATACAAAGAATCTGTACCGTCATTACGACAATCTGACGCTGGATGTCAAGGATAAGTATACTCTCACAGCCGATACAATCCATGAAAACTCCAAGTATCACCAGATCATTACCGGCGTGTTCGAGACATTGGCCGATGAAAGCAATGTAAGAACGGAAACTGACAACATTAAGACCGTCAAGTTTAAGAATTTTTATCCCAGCCATACATACGGCAAGGGCGATTACATTCGTCGTGGCGATAAGACCTACGTGTTTGTCGGTCAGTATGAGCCGAGCCAATATGATCCTGAAACGGCATGGACTCAGATTGTATCTTCGGGCTTGGTGCAGGAAACCGATCTTGGTGAATCCGTTGACGTCAAGTCGATTTACGGCACTCACACCCATCAGGATGCAACGGGCACAACAACAGTTGTTCAGGACGTCACCGGTATTCAGATGAATAAGACCAAGCCGGAGATCACCGACTTTAGCGCTGATACCGAGTACAAGGAAGGCGACTACGTCCGGTATAATGATAAGATCTTCCGTTGCCTGTTGGATCATAAGGGCAAGTTTACCGGTGATCACTTCGCCTATGTCGCTGAGAAAAAGGATGAGTCAGACATATTTACATATACGCCTGTTTACAAGACGGACGAACTTGGAAATACTGTCATGAACTTGATCACCGGCGAAGCAGAATACCAACTGGTCGATGGAAATCTCGATGGCGTTCCGATTTCGAATCCTATCAAGTCTATTACTCGCCGCACGCAGACTGAGTTCTATGACGTGATCGGTACGACGGATACGTATCAGAGCGTAACCGATACATTTGATCCGACTAAGAGCTATGCTGTTGGTAAAGCTGTCAAATACAATGGCAAGTTCTATCGATTCATAGCGGCTCATCCTGGAACTTCACAAAATCCTCTTCCTTGGGACTGGGATCATGTCGAGCCCTTAACTGAAACCACCGTAGTCAATGGCGAACAGCTATATACCTTGACGAGTGTAAACGGTTCGACGCTGTTCCACAATGAGAAGGAGATTGACCAGATCGTCGGTGAGATCGAGATTGTCCAGACGAAGGATGCTGATGGCAAGGTTGTCGGTCGAGATCTCGTTATCAAGAATGGTGGGGGTATCCGTTCACGACAAGATAATGTAGAAGTCGGTATATTTGAAAACGGAGCGCTCAACGCCGGTCTCATGGTCAACAGCCTTAACAGTAAGTCTACGGATATTGTCGCGATTGCATTTAGCTCTTCTAAGAAGTATGCGGTTGGCGATTACGTGACTTACAACGGCAAAGTTTACCGCTGCACCACTGCTCATGAGGGCTCCTGGAATGCCAGCCACTTTACCGAGGCTTCTGGCAAGATCGCAAAGCTCAAAGCTGATATTGTTGACTTAGGCGATTACGCGACTGTTGGAACACTGGAAGCTAAGATGGTTAAGGTCAATCATCTATTCGCCGATGAGGGCGATCTTGAAAGTATTTATGCTGACGTAATAACGGCGAATACATTAAACATGGATGATGGCACAATAAATTGTGAAAACCTTTATACTTCTGGCACCGGCGAAATAAGTGGCGCAACAATTACAGCAGAAGGATCACTTTTTCTTGGCGAAACTGACATGGCTGATGCTATTGTCTCCATTGCCGAAGACGCCAATCCACCATCTGGTAAGATCGGCTTCACTTATACGACCGCTGGAGGAACAACAGGTTCCGTAAATTTTAATATTGCCGATACTGCTAAATACAAAGCGGATATCGGCATTAAAAGTATCGGCAGTTGGTATTGGTCCGACGACGATCGTAAGTATCTAAGCCAGGTTAAGCCTAACGCTGGGAGTGACGCGTATGCTGAGTTACCAACGATAACTCTTGATTCCCCTCTCGGTACCCAGTCATATGCCAATGTGTTTGCTTATGGCCCTGAGGATGGCAGTAACAAGTATGCTGTGTCATCTGCTAAAGCGTTGTATTTGAAAACTGTAGCAAGTGCTGGAAAGTGCTATTTGGTGAATGCTAATGCAGATCCTATAGAAGGGCAAAATGGCAATATCCTTGCTGAGGTGGCTATTCCGGCTGGAGGTCAAGGCAAGATTACTGGTCTTACATTACGTTCTGATCTGACGCTTGACCAGGCGGTTACGTATGATACTACCGAAAAAGAATATACAGTTCGTTGTGAGGCGACTGGTAGCAATGTGAGTAACAGTCCTTACCGCAACCAGATATTTGTAAGTGGATCCGCGGCGTATAATCACGGAGCTTCTGAAGTTAAAGTAGTTGATGATGATAGTACAAAGCCGACTACGACGATCGCCAGTAGTAAAACCGCGCAGATTAAGCTGACAAAAAACGAAGCTTATGGTTCTGGCTATAATGCTCGTTATCGCAATCTTACAATTGCAGTTACTTTGAGCAATGGCAAACGTTTTGTACGAACGATAACGCAGGTGTCGACTGGCGCTTCAACAAAGCAAAAGCTTTATGAAGGTTATAAGGACTATTCCGAAAGTGCATCTGGCATTTGGAAACCTCGTTCTACGCCGTTGGCTGCCGGGTTGTATGCTACAAGTAACGCTAAATAATTTAAAAAAGGAGACCACTATGGATCAGGAAATTAATGAGATTCAGCGCGTAATCAACACTCTCAACGCTGTGAAGATCGAAGGGGAACAGAACTGGGACGCTATGCTGGCTTGTATCAAGCATCTCCGAGCAGTTCAGCGTTCGCTGGCTGAGAAAAACAAGCCGGTGGAAGTAGCGGACGTAGAAGTCGTTCCGGAAGCCGAAGAGTAATTCGCAAAAAATACAACTCCCATAATGGAGAGGTAAGACTGCCATCGTTAAATCGCTGGGGTATGCAGACTATACTGTCTGTCGGCAACTGCCTCTCCTCTTTTTATTTTTAGTCAAAATGGGAGGTTGACAATGGGAATTCCAAAGCGGTATACTGAATGTGACAACCGGAGTGTCAAAGCGAATCTTGAAAACCGTAAAAGCGCTGTCCAGAAAGAGGAAGGCGAAATGCTATTTAAAGATTACGCTGACGAATACCTGCATCTGTACAAGGAAAATGGTTCAATTAAGAAAAACACGCTCGTTGGTTACAAAGGTTACTTGAACAATCATATCTTGCCGTTCTTTGGCGATATGCCTATTGCGGACATCACGCCGAATACTTTACAGAAGTACATCAATCTCAAATCGAATAGCTATGCGGCTAAGACAATAAATGAACATCTGTCCTTCCTGCGTCCGATTTTCGATGCAGCTGTAGAAGACCAACTTATTCGCTTCAATCCGTGCAACAGCCATCGCATTAAGCTTGTTGGGCAGAAGTCTAAGAAGGTCGAAGCCTATACTGAAGACGAGTATAAGCAAATTGAAGACCAACTAAGAAACCTAACCGGAGTGTCAAAGCTCTTTTTAGCTCTTTCGCTCTATACCGGAATGCGGCAAGGCGAGATGTTTGCTCTACAGTGGACCGATATCGATCTTGAGCATTCTTGCATTCACATCGACAAAGCGGTTGAGTGGCCAGCTAAGAATAGAGGAGAGATCAAAGAACCGAAGACAGAGAACGGTTACAGGACGATCTATATCATTCCTCAATTACTTTTAATTTTGAGTGAACAGTACCGCACAGAAGGCTACGTGCTTACCTCAAGGAGACAAGTTCAAGGAGAGCCAATGTCTCATCAAGCTGTAAAACGCTTAAATGATCGTGTGAATGCTGCTTTATCTGCAAACGGCTGCGACGTGCGGTTCCTATCTCACAAAGCACGTCACACGGTGGCTACGTTCATGAATAACGCGGGTGTCGATGACGTGTCAATTACTTCGACTATTGGCCATAGCGATGCATCATTTACTCGACGGCAGTACATGAATCATCAGGCGAAACAGGTTCAACGAGGCATGTCTAAGTTCTCAGAATACCTTGCTAAAATCTAAAAGACCACCAAAAACAAAATTAGAGCCTATTTTACGGGCTCTTTCTGCTTCCACAAAAGTAAAAACCCCTGCGGCAACAGAGGTTTAGATAAGGGCTGGCTCCGATTGGACTCGAACCAATGACACTCCGGGTATGAACCGGACAGTGCTTTTACGATCATAAAAATCAGTCAAAATGGCAGAGATTCTATAAAGCGGCTACGTGGTGGACGTTTTATAGAATCCCTGAAGAACCAAGGACGGTCATGGCAGTGTGTCTGCAAGTCACTGGATGTGCGGTTCTGTAATGATGGGGCTAAGGCTTCGTTATAGTCTTTCAGTCCAGTGGCGGTCGACCCGCAAGAAAAGCACCCCCTTTAATGGAAGGAGGTGATTCCTATGAGTGGGTACTACACCAGATACTCTTACGTAGGCTTCATGCCGGATGGCTCTAAGCGGGAGTTTGTCTGCTATGAAGACTATGCTGAAGCGTATCAGGATGCCCGGGACAATGGGTAACCCATCCATAGCAAGGAGAGGATCAGTAGCAGCTGGTTCTCTCTTTTTTAGTTTAGCACAACTTCGCAATCAGTGCAAGGCCTTTCTATTTTTGGGAGACCACCGAGAGGGTTTACATAATTTAAGGAGGGGTGTCTATGATCACCGCTAAAAAACTGGTCGAATGGTTCTACTACATGTACAACAACAATTGGGGCTACATCTTTGGTAAGTCCGGGCAGCTCTGGACGCAGAAGATGCAGGACCGGGCTACCAACGAGATGGCGGTCAAGTACGGCAAACGCTGGATCGGACACTACGTAACCGACTGTTCAGGTGCTTTCGTCTTTGCTTTCAAGAAGGAAGGAGAGTCGATTTACCATGGATCGGACACGATTTACAAGCGGTATTGCTCCTCCAAAGGCAAGCTGAAGAACGGTTTCCGTGAAGATGGCGAACCCATCAAGCCTGGTACTGCGGTATTCCTCTATGATAAAGATAAGAAGACCATGCACCATATCGGCCTATATGTCGGCGCTAACACCTGCATTGAGGCGAAGGGCACGATCTATGGCGTAGTTACCTCCACGCTCGGCCACTGGGATTACTGGGGCGAACTGAAGGATATTGACTATACCGATGCGATGGACATTGTTCCAGGCGAGATCGTCGTGCCGAAACGTCTGCTCAGGCGTGGTTGCAAAGGCCCGGATGTGAAAGAGCTTCAGCATGCGCTTAATCTCTGGAACGGAGTCAACGCTTTGGATGAGGATGGCGCGTTTGGCAAGCTGACCGAGGCCGCTGTGAAGATCTTCCAGAGCGAAAAAGGTTTAAAAGCCGACGGTCTGGTTGGCCCTCAGACGTGGAAGGAGCTTGAGGCGTACATCAACGATAAGTCTGACGAAAAGCCCGATGAACTGGCTACAAAATTGATCAAAATGGCAATAGCTTATAAAGGACCTGTTGAGATAGACACACATGAGATCGCGGATAAGATTCTGCTCGGCCTTGAAGATCTTGGCCTGACGGATGTTCATATTGAAATGGAGGTGGAGTAATTGCCTGAGTGGATCACTAAGTATTGGCTGCAGTGGATCTTTGGAATCATCACGTCGATCCTCGCAGCAGGGTATGCAAAATTGTCCAAGAAGTTTAAGGACACTAAGGATGAACAGAAGAGAAAGGCCGAGCAGGATGCTAAGGAGATGCAAGCCTTGAAAGATGGTATGCGCTCCATCCTACGCCGGCAGATCATACGCGACTGCGAAGAGGCAGTAAAGGAGAAATACTGCCCGGTCGATACGAAGACAACGATTAACGACATGTATGAATCATTCCAAGCACTGGGAGACGAGGTTGCGATTGGCCAGTTAGTCAAAGTGGTTCAGAGTCTCCCGACGATTTGAGGGTCCCTTTATGTGGATAAAAGCTAATCCGAATCCAAAGCACAAGCAGGTTCCAGACTGTGTGGTACGAGCCATATGCCTCGCTTATGACATGACCTGGCGTGATGTTTACAACGATCTGTGTTCTGTTGGTTATTTGGATTGCAATATGCCGTCAGCAGATGATGTATGGGGCCACTATTTAAGAATGCGTGGTGCCAGGCCATTCATGCTTCCGAAAGCTTGTCCGCAATGTACAACAATAAGAGAATTCGCAGATCGTTATTCTGAAGGACGATACATCATCGGAACTGGCAGTCATGCGGTTGCTGTGATCGACGGTAATTACTATGACAGCTGGGATTCCGGGGATGAAATACCAAGTTTCTTTTGGAAGGTCGGAAATCTGATATGAGAGTACAAATATGTCCAAGATGTGGATACCACATGAACGTGGCGTTTGCTTTGTTCGATAAAAACGAGCATAGTGTGCATATTCAGTGTCCGAAATGTTATAACACGGAGAACGATAAGGACAGCATCGTAGAAACGATGTTCCTTTCCGATGATGATTGTTATGTCGATACTCGAGCCGGCATTGAAGGCATCGAAGCGAGGGTGATCATATGAATATCGCTATCTTGATTGTATTTGCGATTTTTATTTACGCTATATTCACTGCATAAATAAAGGAGGAAAAAGCTATGACGCCCAGTTACTATCCGTCGTACAATTATTACAATCCCGTTACGCCGACTATGCCTAATATGCCGCAACAGAGTTTCGGTATGCCGACTGGTCAGAACACTCCGATTCCTCAGCGTCCGATCTTTGTGGATGGTGAAATGTCGGCTAAGGTTTTCCAGCTTCCTGATAATTGGCCAATTGGCGTTCCTCTGTATCTGTGGGATACCAGTGGCGATTGCTTCTATATTAAAGCGATTGGGCAGAATGGTGTTCCGATGCCTGTACGAGCGTTTGAGTTCCATGAAAAAGAGATGACGTCCGGTTATATTTCCAACAGCTCAGGTCCTCAGCTTGATCCGAATCAGTACGTCACAAAAGACATGTTCGAGGCCAAGATGAATGAGCTGAAAGATTTGATGCGGAATAATCAGAATAACCGTAATCAGAGCGGGAACATGCAGAATAGGGGTGGCAACCAGTGAGCACCATGTTTGATATGTTTGGCGGAGGGACTATGGGGCAACCTGTAGCCCCTCGTCCTATGTCAATGCCGATGAATCCGATGCAGAAGATGCAGATGGTAATGAGCGCCATGCAGAATCCAGGCTCATTTTTAAAGCAGAAATTCCCGGATATTCCGGATCAGTATCTGAATAACCCGAATCTGATCATGCAATACCTGCAAAGGACTCGTGGTATTACTCAGCAGGATATTCAGAACGTCCAAGCTCAGATGCCTCCGATGAGATGATTACAGATAGGAGTTTAAAAATGTCAAAAAAGTATATGCCAAACCATACGATGACCGACCGTATGGGCTTGCTTATCAAAAATGCCGTAGACAACTTATCAAGAGCTGTCCGTGGCCATAGTGACACACCGTATCGTGTTTCCTCATTGAATAACACCGTCCTGGCCGCTGATAACATCATTGAGGCGGTCGGAGCTCCGGTGTATGTGGAAGACGTGACACAGTACAGCGCGTATGGCATCACAGAGACCGGCTGGTATGTCTTTGCCAGGATCACCACGATTGACGGCAAGAACGTTCCGGCGGGCACGGTCATTTCCGGGGCGGATGGCTCAATCGTAGACACCGAGAACGACTATGTGGATGTCGCTGTCCGCTTTGATGTTGCGGCGGAATCCAAGATCGTCAATATCGACTGGGGCGTTGACGAAGAGAATTTCGTATTCCGCGCGTCCGACCTGGCGGTAAGGAACCTCGATTATCGCACGACCTTCTACGTGTATGATATTACACCGTACGCAACCTGGGAATACGCGCTGACCACGGACACCACCTTCGCCGCGGACAAAGCGTATTACACCAAAAATGGTGACCTGTATGAGAAAGCGGAAGTCACCGTTGGCAACGAGGTACCCGCGGATACATACTATAACCACAGCAAGGTAACGTTCGAGGGTATGGCTCGCAATGTGACATATATGTTCCCTGAAACAGTGGATTGCCCGCAGATCTACGTGCTGCCTGAGATCGAGGACGAGACCCACGGCTGCTGGTTTGAGATCCGTCTGCGCCATTCCGGTTCCTTCAGTTCAACTTTGCAGGTGCCTGAGGGGGTCAAGGTCGCAACCGAGCATACGCAGGCTGAAACGAAGGGTGTCAATATGGTCGATCTGCATTACACGTCGATCGATGGCGTAAAAATCTGGCGATTCCTCAATACCCACAGCACCATTCCGGCTTAAGGAGACGATGAAAGATGGCAGAATCAAAATGGCAGTATGACAAGCTTAAAGAAGATGGCAAGATCGAAACCATCTCAGGCGATTGGAAATGCGACTATGATGGGAAGATCACCGGTCACATCGTCATTAACGTCAAGGCCTGGTTTGATGAGAATCCTGAAGAAAGGAAACGTCTCGGTTGGATCAAGCATATTCTTCACGACAATAAGGATATTGAGTACAACAAGCAGACTCAGTTCCTGACCAAAATGGTCAAGCAGATCGACGAATACACGATCGAGGATGAGTATTTTGTGTTGGACAAGTCTGAGGATCAGCTTGCGTTCGAAGAAATGCTGGCTGTTGCTCAAAGCGGCGAATACGGTATCAGCTTTATTGGCGGCGACTTCTAATCAGGAGGGATGATTATGACGACTATCAGAGATCTCAATACCATGAATCAGATCCAGAACCAGAAGGAAAAAGATATTGCTGTGCGTGACCTGATGCCTCTTGATCCTGAAGGCAAAAAGCTCGCGGAAGGCAAACGGTTTACGTTCGATATTATCGCCATTCCGTCGGACCCGCTGCGATAAGGAGGTAACGCAATGTATGATGTAACGCCCGCCACTTCTCCGAGACAGACGGACTGTGGCGCAACATGTCTAAAGATGATCCTCGACTATTACGGTCAGGATATTCCGCTCGATCAGTTGATCAAGGAGTGTAATACGCGCTTGATCGGCTGCTCCGCCAAGGACATTATCCGTGTCGGCAAACTGCATAATCTCGATATGATCGCGTATCAGATGGATGCGGAAGAGCTTATGCGGCAGGATCGTCCAGCCATTGTGTGGTGGATGTATAACCACTTTGTCGTGTTCTGCGGCCTGGATGAGGATGGCAAAGTGGTCATCTGCAATCCGGATCGTGGCAGGTATCGCGTAAGCAAGGGCATCTTCCGGAGCTTCTATACGAAGGTTTCGATCTTTAATGGCGAACCGCACGACCTGCCGATTAAATGATTAAAAGCTCCCTGAAATGATATATGGGAGCTTTTAATAATCCTGAATAGAAAGAGGGTGATTCCATTGGGCTATTAGGCGCGTTTCATGGATTCCACACTCTGGACAAAATCTATTTAAAAGGAGAACAGCTATTATGACTACGGGAGAAAATGCTATGGGCTACAATATGAACGTGGTTCCTCAGGGCTATGGTTACGGTGGCAATGGCAATGATATGTTCGGTGGCAACTGGATGTGGTTCCTGCTGATTTGGTTTGCTATGTTTGGCTGGGGTAATAATGGCTTTGGCGGCGGATTCTGCGGTAATGCCGGCAATGAGGTACAGCGTGGTTTCGATCAGCAGAGTGTTATGAATGGCATCAATGGCGTTCAGGGTGCTGTCAACGGCATTGTTCCAGCTATCCAGAACGGTTTCGCTCAGGCGGAGATTGCTGCGAATGCCCGTCAGATGACAGACATGAACCAGAATTTCGCCCTGCAGTCTGCGCTCCAGAACTGTTGCTGTGAGAACCGTGCCGCCACCGCCGATCTGAAGTATACCATGGCGACTGAAGCGGCCAATACTCGTGCCAATTGCGATACGAACAATCAGAAGATCATGGACAAGCTGTGCCAGCTCGAGCTGGATGGCATCAAGCAGAACTATGAGAATCGCATCGCCGGTATGCAGAACACCATCGATCAGCTGCGCGCTCAGAACACTCGGGCTCAGAATGCTGCTGCGTTCAATGCGCTCGGTGATCGTTTCCAGGCCAGCCAGGATAATCAGACGGCCGCTCTTGAGCAGTATCTGGCTCCCACTCCGCGTCCCGCCTATATGGTACAGAATCCTAACTGCTGCCCGAATAACTTCGGCTATGGCGGCTGAGGTGGCTACGCTGCGGCTTAATTCTGTAAATCATATTAGGGCTGCCATGTAATAGTGGTGGCCCTTATTTCGTTTTATGATATTGATTTGGAGGATACTTCAAAATGGCAGAATTTGTTTATAACGAGATACAGCTTGTTCAGCCCGGTGCGAGCGCTTTGATCAACACTGCAATCGGCTGCAACAGAGGCTACGTGCTGCACCGTTCTGGAAGCGGTATCCTGACTCTTCGCGGTCTTGTAAATAATCCGTGTGCTCATTTTGCCAGATACCGCGTGGCTTATGATGGCAACATCGCAGTTCCAGAAGGGTCTACGGCTGGCGAAATTCAGTTGGCGATTGCAATCGATGGCGAAGTGGTTCCGACTTCCATTGCTGCCGCAACACCTGCTGCGGTGGACCAGTATTGGAACGTAGCCGGCTTTGCAATCATTGATGTGCCTGTCGGATGCTGCTATACGGTCGCAGTTGAGAATGCTTCGGTCAGTGCTGATCCGGCTACTACTCCTGCACTGCCGCTGAATCTGCGTAATCTGAATATTGAAGTCACAAGAATCGCTTGATCGGAGGCTGCAAATATGAAAGAATTTAGAAATCTGAAAAGGATCGCCCAGGAAGAGCTTGAAGAACTGGATAAGAAATACGCCGATAAGCACGAATTCACAGCGGCTGACGCTGAGATGTACAAGTGTCTGACGATGGCGCTCGAAAAGCAGTTGCGGATCGAGCAGATCGAATCGGAAATGCACGGCGAAGAATGGCCCGATAATGAAAACATGATGTCTGGCCGCCGTAATATGAGCTACGGTCCGCAGCATTATATGGGCCGTGATTATGGTCCTGGTCCTAACTATTGGCCTCGCTGGTAATTGTTCAAAATAGCAGTAAAAGGAGATAACTTATGAGCCGGTTTGAGCAATGGGAGAAAGTGAACTTGCAAGCCGGTGTGCAGCGATTTGCTGTATATGGCGGCTTTTTCATGAAGGATGCGCTTGGCAATCGGCTGGGTGTCATTGTAACGAATGGGAACGCCCCCGTTGCTCTGACCGGCCAAATCAAAGGCATTGCCAAGCTGCCTCCGCATACCGACGATGACGTAGAGATCTTTGAAATCACGGGGGCAATCGATCCGAATGATCCGAGTCGTGCTTATGTCGATCTGCCGGCCGAGTGCTACTATTACTCCGGCCAGATGACCGTGTCTATCCGCAACATCGTGGGCGAGAATAAAACGGTCTTAGCCTCTTTTGCCGGATGGGTAGACGCGGCGACGGACGGCCTTGCTGGGACTCCTACGCCCGGTGGAGGGGGCAGCACTCCTACATATATTATTGATGACGTTCCAACAAACGGCAGCCAGAATCTTGTCAAATCAGGCGGCGTGTACTCAGCGATCCAGACAGTCAGTGGCCAGGTTTCTACGCTAAGCACCAATCTGGATACGGTTGAGGGACGAGTCGACACGGTTGAGACAACGCTGGCTACAAAGGCTGATGCGAGTGAACTGTCTAAGTATGTTCCATTAACAAGATATGGCAGTTCGTCACAACATGGCATATTGCGAATCGGGAATGGCTTTTTAGAAGGTAATGGCATAATCGTTATTGGCAAAGCTTCGTCTTCATACATTAAAGCTGGCACCAATAAATATAATCCAATCGTTTCCTACAACCAGCACGAATCAGTCTTTTACGGTCTTGCCAAGGCTGCTGGGGACACTACTCAGTCGGCTTCGTCTAACGCTGTGGGTACGTATACCGATGACGCGAAGACCGCCATCAAGACCATGCTTGGTATCACGGATGGGCAGGACCTCTACCCCATCACCACGCGACTGACGAATGTAGAAAATCGTGTCACGACATTGGAGAACAACCAGCCTGACATGAGCGACTACGCGTTGGCTGCTGATCTGCAAGCCGCTGAGACACGGATCGGTACTTTAGAGACATCCAGCACCAGTCTCGGCAATCGGTTGACGACCGCTGAAGGCAAGATCAGCACTTTAGAGACTAACACAGCAGGCTACGGTACACGGTTGACGACGGTCGAGACTGATATTTCAGGTCTTAAAACAAGAATGTCCGGCGCAGAAGAAGATATTTCCACCGTATCCGGAAATGTATCTGACTTGTCTTCTTCTGTGACTACAAATACGAATAATATCCGCACTGCAAATACAAACATCGCTTCTCTGCAAACTCGTATGACTGCCGCAGAGAATGCCATTGATGCGATCGACACGTCGAGTACCAGCACCTTTGAGGCCCGGATTTCCGCGCTGGAGGCTCAGATGAGTGACGTCCAGAGCTTTATGATCAACGGCTTCGATAGCGAAGATATTACGGATCAAATCACGCTGACAAAAAGCAGTGGTAACTTTACGTTAGACACGTATCAATGTATACGGAACGGTAAGGTGTATCATTTGCATTTCAAGTACACGACAACTGCAGCTATTAGTGTCGGATCCAACGTTGGTGATTTGTATATAACCGGTGTCAAAGGCCCGAAAGAATTTATTGCCCAGGCAATGTACAATGGCGATAGGATAATGGTTACTGGACTCACAGGATCCGGCCGTATAATCATCAGAAACGGTGTAAACACATTGTCATCCGGCGCTACATGCGACTGCTCACTTATTTGGATTCCTGCGCCTGAAACCGAGAATAGCACAGCATCTACGAATTCAATCACTGATTATGAAGAGGAGGTCACTATGTAATGTTTGAGCAATGGGAATACATAAACCTCTTGGCAGGTGCTGGGAAGTTTCAAGTGAAAGGCGGGCTGTTCGCCAGAGATGTCAATGGTAACCGCCTGGGCTTGCACATGTATCATGGAAACGATAAGGCTGCGTTGTCCGGTACAGTCCAAGGTATTGCTAAATTTTCTCCTAACAGTGACAACATTGAGAAGTTCGAATTCACTGGAGAAATCGGTCAAAATGGCAGCGATGTGTGGGTTGATCTGCCTAAGGAATGCTACTACTACCCTGGTCCGATGACTGTTGCGATCCGTCTTGTCGATGGCGATAGCAGAACAGTATTGGCAACCTTCTCCGGTCATGTGAATGATATTACAGATGGCACTCCGACCGTTCCGCCTCAGTCTCTTCCGGATAATCTCGAAGACTTCATTTCCGAATTAGAAGGAATGAAGACGACCGTAGAGACTGCGGCTGCAAAAGCAACTGCTGTAGTCGACGACATGAATGAGTTAAAGAGTGCTAATAACAACCTTGAATTATTGGCGGGGGAATATGTTGGGGCGCTGAATATATCGAGCAGATATACTTATTTAGATTTGCCCGGAACAATTGCAAGCGGGGACAAAATAGTCTTTCAAGTCGAATCATTCACCGGAACTGCGGCAGATGTAGAAGAAGTCTATATCATGGACGGTTCAACACGAATAAACGGGCTTAATGCGCTGTCCCTAACAAACGAGGAGTTCAGAACCGCAAATGGATCGGCATCTGCTCCACGGCTGATAGTTAGAATGGCAAGCAAACCGTCAACAGTTCTATCTATAAAGATCAAATATTATATTATTGGCGCTGGTTCTTATGCCGAATTAACTGAAATAAAATCTCCGCATACAGTATCGTTTGCCGTGACCGTGGGAAATGTACTTAGCGTTGCAAATAATCCGATTTATGCCGAAACCGGGGACGTTATCGCTGTTAAAATCGAAAATCCATCGCTTATAGCTTCATTGCAAGTGGGGTATCGAAATGCCAGCAATGTAGCAGTTAATAATGTTTTATGCATCAATGCAAACGCATACAATATCGGATATTTTAAGGTCGAAGATACATTCCTCCAAAATTCGCTTATTCTTTATGTTGCGGCTAAAAACATTAAAGCATCAGGGACAATTGCAATCACCTACTGGAACTGCACGAAGAGCAATAGCTTTATTCCAAGAAGGAAATATAGCAGTTTTAGCGTGTTGGGTGATTCGTATTCGGCCTATATTGGGTATGTCGATCCTTCGACAAATCGTTGCTGGTATCCGCCTACAAATTCAAGCGCTCAAGGATATGGCGATGATAACGGTATAACATCACCGTTTAGAATGTGGTGGCATTTATTTGCCAACAACACACAAACAGCCGTGCAATATGTTGCCGCATATAGCGGGTCTACAATCTCTTATGATAGTTATGGAGATGGTAGCGCAGACGGCAAATCCAACTCGTTCATTACACGCATGGACGATATAGGCAAGCCTGATTTGTGTATTATCTTTGGCGGGACAAACGATGATTGGGCTGGTGCGTCAATCGGAGATTATAAGTATAGCGGTTGGGTGGAAAGCGATTTGTCATATTTTGCCCCAGCGTTGGCGTATCTGTTGGATAAACTGCTCAACAAGCACGCAGGAATGGACATTGCATTTATTGAAAACGATATGCTTACTGCTGATTATAAAACGGCAATAGATACGGTTTGCGCGCATTACAATGTACCCGTGATACAGCCTGAAAATGTTGAAAAGGTACATAATCACCCGAACATAAACGGAATGATTACCATTGCAAACGCCGTGGCACAATGGGCAGAATCTATTAAGTTGCCGTATTATACAAATAATTAAATAACACTTTAAATTACTAATTATTAAAAGCTCCCATATATCATTTCAGGGAGCTTTTAATAATCCTGATCCTGGAGAAGGCTCCGATCCGTATGAATGGAAATACCTTTCGGATATCTCGGTGCCTGTTCATTACAGGTTAAATGGCCAGCCGTATCACGTGTGATCGGTTCAGAGCAAAAGGGACCAGCCGAGTGACAACTGAATAGGAGTATTTAGTGTCTGATGAAAATTGCATATTTGTGCGACATTGAGAAAAACGCTGCCTGCACGAAGGAATGGTGCAAGAAGAATGGCGGTCCATGCGGCGCGACCACAGATCCCGCGTGTGCGTTTCGCGACGTCCATGGCCAGCCCATCCTTGCCGACGAAGAAGATATGCGTGAGGCAGCGGTTCGCTATTTCAAGAAAGGACGCGATATACATGACAATTGAAAACTTCTTTACCTGGGAAATGCTGGCGACTTTTGCTGGCTGCGTGGCCGCTACAGTGGTCGTGACCGAGCTGCTCAAGAAATTCATTAAGAAGCTCGATCCCCAAATTATATCCTTCGTGATCGCCCTGATCATCATGGTCGTAGCCCAGCTTGTAGCCAAGACGTTCACCTGGAATGATCTCCTGCTGGACGCGATCAATGCGGTGGTGGTCTCCTTCGCTGCCAACGGTGGCTTCGATGCTTTGAAGAGCCTCTTAGGCCCGAAGCAGTCTGAGGCGGGCACTATCATCCTTGATCAGAACGAGCCCGGCAATAGTTATATTTCCTTCAACCAGACGCCTGATACGCTCAAAGATGGCGAAGAAGTCAAGATGGGTGTGAAGGTTGTGAAATAGTAATTATATTTGGATAGGGGGTAGGGCAGAAATGAGTGAACTGTACCACTACGGTATCCCCGGAATGAAATGGGGCGTACGTAGGTATCAGAATCCTGACGGGAGCTTAACCGCGTTGGGCATGAAAAGACTGAACGCCGAGAAAACCGCAATTGGCGAATACTACAGAAAAGTCAAGCCCGGTGACGACTTAGACGGCTATCATCAGAGTGCGAGAAATAAACTGAACCGAGCTATAAGCCGAGCAAGTAAGGTTCGTAAGACGATTGATAAGGATGCTTATCGAAAGCATGTTCTTGGCGAGGAGAAAGTCAATCAGTATAAGCAAGCGAAACAGAGATTAGATGACGCCGATAAAGAGTTGCAGAATGATCCGAGTCTTATCGAAAAAATGGCAAGGAACATGGCCACACGTGAAGGAAAACGCAATAATTATTCGCGGCAGCAAATTGAAACCAGGGTGAAAGACATACTTGCCAACTATGGAAAATCTCCTGATGATACTGTAAACGTTTATGAAGAGTACATCTCAAGCCCAAAGTATAAGGAAGCCAAGGCTGTTGTGGATAGATATTACGAAGAGATTCGTGAGATGCCTTATCGCTATTTACTGACTGAGTACGATTAAGTCAAGTTGGATGTAAAGGTTGTAAAAGAATATTGGGGGGGGGAGAGGTACTATGAGTAGCGAGGAGCTTTATCATTATGGTATTCCAAATATGAAATGGGGTGTCAGAAGATACCAAAATCGTGATGGTTCACTAACTAAAGAAGGAATCGAAAGGTATAGAACCAATAAAGAAAGTCATGATGAGTATGGCTTTAATAAATACAATCCGTACGTCCATCCGATAAAATACCGTAAAGGTGAAAATGCCAAGAAAACTGTCGAATGGCTCGGTTCCAATGAAAAGTTCATTAAACGGTATCGCAAGCATCTCGGCGTAGATACGAAAAAGTTTGAAAAAAACAAAAAGATTCTTGATACCGGCGCAAACGATCTCAACGATCCGGATGAATGGGAAGCCCAAGCGAAAAAAACAGCTAAGAAACTTGGATATTCCAAAAGGATGATTAAAGATCTTCTTGATCGCGGTGGCGATGAAGAATTTAATAATCTTGTAGTTGTAAATTATTTGAAATCTGATCCCGCGTATAAGAGAGCATACTCAATGGTTAATGATGCCGTTGCTAAATTTAAAGATGTGCCGTATGGAGAGTATTTGTCAAGCATCGATTACGGATATATCAACGGTGATTCAGATAATGATTTTGATTAACTTCGCAATTAAATCAGCCTCTATAATGAAGACTATTTGTCTATCAATTATATTTGGAGGTTGGTTTTATGGCGAAGAAAGTATTTCTGTATGCATTTGACAGGACTGCTCGTGTTTGTAATTATCGTTTTCTCGTGGATGACGACATCTGCATTGGGAAGATTCATGCCATGGCTAAACAAATGTATGCTCTTGCTGGAAAGGAGCAGATCGTTGTTTATGCCATTGACGATTTCCCAGCGCTGAAACAGTGCTACTACGAGGCTACGCATACGAGTGACCCGGCAGTCCATGTCGGATTCTACGATCTGCTTGAACGAAATGGAATCTATATCCACAATTGAAGACCAAGTTTTAAGAAGGGGACTGTTACAAGCCCTCTTCTTTTTCGTGCCGAACTTCTAAAAGAAGTGAGGAGGTGAGAAGGCACATCCGCAAAAATTACAGACACTATAATGGAGATGATACGGAGCATTGGGCAATGCACTCTATTGGAGATGGATCAGGATCGGAACCTGACCGTATGTCTTTGAAAAGGACGGGAGTTATACCCGCAGAAGCGAATCCGAAAGGAGGCTGTTAAACTGCATAATAGTTCAACGTCAGAACGCCGTAAGATCTTAGTATCAATTGCATTACGGAAACGTCGGTTCAAATCCGACAAGTCCTTTTGTTTTTCGTGATGAACTTCAGAATGAAGTGAATAGGTGAGAATGTGTAATGACGTGTCCGCAAAAATTACAGACGCTATAATGAAGACAAAATCGTCTATCAATAAAATGGAGGAATTATATTATGAAGAAGATCATTGTTATTGGAGCTATTGTCGGTTTGGTTGCACTCATTGCACTGCAGTTCATTCCGGTAAAGCGTACTGTGAAGATGACCTCGAATCTGGTTCCTGGCTATGAAAAGATTTTGACGGAAAATGTACTTCATGAAACGATTATTGAAGAGGCGTGGGCTGACTGAGCCCATTCCTTTTTGTTTCGCATTTTCTACAAGTCCCTTAATGAGAGGATATCTCAGAATAACCTAAAAGGAGGAAACAGATATGGCGTTTGGAAGAGGTCGAACGGCGTATGAAGTTGAGATGGACCGGTTGAGGACAAAGCGAATGAACGCGGAACCGGGCACGATCGAGTATGCACAGATCCAGAAGGCGATTGCTGATCTTCAGGAGGAAGCGAAGAACGATAAAATTATCGGTTATAAGCTTTCGAAGGAAGGTCGCGAAAACGTCTTTAAAGGATTAAGTGTGCTTGTACCCGGTGCTTGCCTGAGTTTTCTGAATCATTACCTTGAGAATCACGAGGGCATGCTCAGCGGCAGACGCTCGAAGGATCAGGATTCTATTATGTCACAGGTGTGGAGAAGCCTGTTTAGTGGGTTCGGAGGATTCTTGAAGAAATGAGCTGGAGGGGCTCTGTACGATGTTACAGGGCTCCTTTGCTTTTCTCGCAATTACTACAAGCCCTTTAACGAAGATGTATACGTTGCATCTATCAAATTTCTAAGGAGGAAGAATATGGTAGCAAGCATTTTGGTAATTATTGGAGGCGTACTGCTGATTCGTTGGGGAATCAACTGCGTTCTCGGTGGACTTGGTGGCTTGACTGTAGGACTTGGACTGAAGAAAGGAGGAGACGACGCGGACGATTGACATCTGAAAAGTCGGAAGGGGCTCTGTAAAGTATTTACAGAGCTCCTTTGCTTTGTGAAAAACTGAAAGGAGAGAGTTGCTATGCTCGATTTTAGAGAAGCGCATCCAACAGCAGACTCATTAGACGATACCGGATGCCAACGTCTTGCCGCGGCGATCGTGTTGCAGGCAGCATCGGACATGTACCAGGATCTGGAGTTTAATGCTAAATATCCAGGGCTATCAAAACGTTATAACTGTATATGGCCCGATAATGCTGGATCGATTAAGTCCATTCGAGAATTCATCTTTAGCAAATGGTTCAACTGCCTGACCGATCTGGATCCGAAGAAGTTCTATGACACTATTATATTCTGGTTTAGGAGAAAGAAAGACCTGTCCAGATATATCGCGATCTGGCGTGACAAGTATGAAAAGATCGACCAAGATCCCGAACCAGCCTATTACGAGCCGCAGATGTTGCGTAATGTCCTGAATGACGAAAGATATTACGCAAACTGGCGGTATCTTTACAGCGAACCGCGTTTTGAACGAAAGGAGACCTTATGAACGAGCATTTTGAAGAAGACAAATTCCCGGATTTTCGTGAAGCGATTCCAACGCCAGCGTATCTGGATACGGATGGCTGTATCGCGCTTTTAAAGGCGATTACGATCCAGACTGCGGATGACTACTACAAGGTTTGTGATCATCCTGACGGCGTTGTGGTCGGATCCGGAGAAATGGCCAGGCTGATGAGCAAAGAGAACATCGAGCAATTTATCCACGAAACGATGCCTACGCGCGGAAGCAAACTGATAAGCACGATCAAGAAGCTGAAAGCTCAGAAAAAGAGCCTTCGCGAAGTCGTCAAAGACTCATACGTTGCCGAAGCCAAGATGGCGTCTGAATTGGATGAATTATATTCTGACAAGATGTACGTGCATCGTCATCGTAAGTCGCGTACACCAGTCACGAAAGTAGTATAAGGAGGGATAAATATGAATCCATTTGGTGAAAAAGAAGTAGATTTCTTTAAGTGGTGCCCGCTGTGTAAGTATAAGGATAAGAAGGAAAGCGACGAGCCATGCCGTGATTGCCTTGAAGAGACGTCCAATACCTACTCGACTAAGCCTGTAAGATGGGAGGAAAAAGAGAAATGAAGCTTGAGGAATACGCGAAACAAGAATTGGATATTTTGTGTCCTCCAGATGAAAACGGCCATAAAGACGAAATGCAGGAGGCAATTGAAAAAGATATTCTCGATATTGTTCGTCTATTTGCAAGACAAGGACATTCCGGAATGAGCGCCAGTTATATGTTATCCATTCTTGGCCGTATACTGCATTGGTATCCGATTACGCCATTAACAGGCGAGGAGGATGAATGGCTGGAGCCCACAATGAATGCAATGGATGATATGCAGCAGAATAAGCGATGCCACTCTGTATTCCGGTACAATCACGATAATGCTACCGCAGTTAATATTGAGGGCAGAATATTCTCTAATGATGGCGGTGAAATCTGGTATACAACCAAGGAATCGCGTGTGCCGGTTACTTTTCCATATACCGTTCCGGCTTTTCCGGAAAAAGTCTATATTTCAAAGGAGAATAACTCATGATCAACGAATCTGATATTTACACGATCGATCAGATTTCAGCTTTGATGTATATCCGCCATATCTCGCTGAACCAGATGGCGAAGACTCTTGGAATCTGCAGTTCAAGACTGCACGCGATGTTCAAGTACAAGGATGAAGCGCACAATAAACTGCTGCGAATTGCGTGTACGTGGGCATTGCAGCATATCGAAATAGAACAATGTCCGCCACCAGCGCCGTATGTGATGCCCGACTGGATAAATGTGCCAATTCCGAGTGATCAATTCCGGATGCCGACAACTATTACCTGCGAAACGAAGCCGCTGGAGGTGAAACTATGAGCGATGTTCTGAGGATATTTCTGATCATAGCGTGCATGTACGTCAGTTTCCGTCTTGGGATCGAGTATGCCAAACGGATCACGCTCAACAAGATGATCCACATCATGAACGAAGGACTTACCCAGCTGTCTACGAGCCTCAAAGATATTATGAAAGATGCGCCTTCGCCGAACGAAACCATCAGTGAAACCAAGTAAATCCGCAAAAACAACAAACCTCTTAATGAAGAGTAATAATACTCTATCATTATATTTGGAGGTCTTGTATTATGAGGACTACTGAATTGCTGATGTTGTTGGCGTGGACTATCTACGGACTGGCATGCATTGCGCTGTATGAGTGGCGGATGCGCAGAAAGCTGATGAAACGTATTTCCAACTGTAATCATATATCGTTTAGTAAGGAAAACTGGACAAATGCAATGATGTATAATGAAGCGAGAATCACATGGAATATTTGTGATTTCCTCGATCGTTATATGCCGTTGAATATGAACAGGATTCTATTCGACGTGATATGGATCATTGGAAACGTGATCGGCGGTCTGTGCGACGCAGTATTATGGCCTGTGGGTGTCATTCGGCTGATGTTCGCCGAGCAGTATCTCGACAGGGAACTCACAAAACTTGTTTGCAAGTATGAATGAAGAATATTGACTTGACCGTAAATGGCTGTGAAGTGCTGAAAAGTGCTTACACAGCCATTTACGTTTCAAAACCTCGCAATTAAACCAAGCTGTTTAATGAGGAGGTGAGGTCCATGAAAGAAATGCTCGATTTCGCATGGAAGCTGTTTATATTCATTGTTTTGATAGCTGGCTGGAGGCAACTGCTATCAATCGCGCTGACTATTATCAACACTGCGGTAAAAGGATTAAATACGTGGATATCCGGACTCATTCGGAGTAAGGGCTGACAAAGCCCTTTTCCGTTTGAAATAAAGAAAGGAGATCATATCATGGAGAACAATGTGAACAAGACGGAAGAACAGAAGCAGCAGGAACTGGAGAAGCAGGCAAAGCGTGAAAAGTGGATCTGGCGTATCATCTGCGGACTTGGCATTGTAGGAGCCGGATGCCTGATCTATGCCTATGGTAAAGATACCGGGCATGATGAAGGCTACAAAGAAGGCTTCGAGGATGGCAAGTCTGAGATTGCCAAAGACGAGTACATCAACGAAGGCATGAAGACGACGGCCGAAGAGACTGTCAAGTTCCTTTACGCGCCGAACACGTATGAGTCTTCGATGCGCTACGTGTCTGACAAGATCCTCGTCAACGCCAAGGAAAGCGCAGACGTCGATGAAGATGACCGTAAGGCAATCACTGAGATGCTTGGACCAGGCTGGAAGGCGCATACTGTGATCGTCGGCAAACCTGATGGATGGGATGAGATGCCTCGTTTCGAAGGTGCCAAGGCGATAGACCATCTGGAAGCGTCTGAGGACAATAGCGCTGAAACAACGGAAACGACCGAACAGCCTGAAAACTTGGAGGAGGAACTCTGATGTCAGGAACTTCATTGATCACTGCACCGGCGTCCAGGGGCGTAACCAGCCTCTGGCACGCTGTTGCCCAGCATGCGCCAATTATATTGACCGTGGTTGCGGCTTGCGGAGCGGTTACCAGCGTGGTCATGGCCATCAAGGCAACACCCGAAGCGGAACGGCGTATTGAAGAAAAGAAGAAAGAGATCGCCATTGAACACGATATGGACGTAGCCGACGTGGACCTGACTTTGCAGGAGATGGCGCAGGCTGCTGGCAAATGTTATATTCCAACGATCGCTGTTTTGACTGTATCTGTGGGCTGTATGTTTGGCGCTGCGCATATCAATAATCAGAGGCAGCTTGGTTGGGCAGCATTATATTCAGCTACCAAGAAGGCTTCTGACGCTTATGAGCGGGCTGTGATCGAGCATGTTGGCGAAAAAGAAAACAAGGTGATCCGCGAAAAGGTGATCCATCACGAGCTTGAGGATAATCCCGCAAGCAGAGCGCAGATCATTGATACCGGAAGAGGATCATATTTGTGTTACGATTCGTTCAGCGGACGGTACTTTATGTCTGATATTGAGGATATCCGGCGTAAAGTAAACGATCTCAACCAGGAAATGCTCAGCTGTATGTATATCAAACTGAACGAATTCTACCAGGAAATCGGCCTTCCTTCCGTTGAAGCAGGTAATGAAGTGGGTTGGAACACCGATGAACTGATCGAAGTATCGTTTACAACCATGCTGAGCGATGACGGGCATGGCAAACGGCCCTGTCTTGTGCTGGAATATGACGCCAAGCCGCGGCACAGCTTCAACAAATTATATTGATCAAAAACTCGCAAATTTTACAAAGCTCTTAATGAAGAGATATTAATTCTCTATCATCTAAAATTTTTAAGGAGGACAAGAAAATGTCTGAGAACACGAAGAAGGTTGAAGTTGAAGCGACTGTGGACGGCACCAAGGTTGAGGCGGAAACCCGTGAAGTGAAGAATGGCCGTGTTAAGGAGAACGGACCGAAGAAGGATGGCATGCTGAAGAAGCTGTTTGTCAATCCCGCTAAGAAGGCGTTTGTCTGGATGAAAGATCATCCGTGGCAGACGGTAGGCGGGGTTGTGACGGCTGCAGCTGCTATCGCCGGAGGTAAGGCGCTCTACGACATGGGATATGGACATGGAGCGGCGGATGCTAAGGCCGAGCAGCCCGAAACGCAGGCTTTGCTGGAAGCCCCTGAAGTGGATCCCGAGGCGGAAGAACTGGAATCCCTGGAGACCGAGATGACCGAGGAAACTGAATCTCTGTAAGAGGATTAGGAGGATTGTTTGAAAGATAACAGTCCTCCTTTCTTCTTGGATATTTTGGAGGTACCAATGTTCGAAAAGATTAAAAGTAAACTTGTCCGTACGGCCAAAGCGGAGGTAAGCAAAGAGATCGAGAAATCCGCGAACGAAGGCACCATCCATACCGGAGCAGTGATTGCCGAGCTTGTGATATTCGCGGGGTTCATCTTTGTAGTATCTCATGGCAATCCGAAAGCGGCTGCGCAGACCACGCAAATTATATTCAAGAACTGCAACATCATCATTAAATAAGGAGGACCACAAAATGGCACTGTTTTCTGCGATTAAGAAGGAACTGGACAAGAAGAGCGTTTGGGACAAGGCGAAGATTGCGAATCACATTCTTTGCACGATCGGCGGCGGTATGATCGCTGGCAGCTACCTGAACAATTACTACGAGCATGACGTGGATTTCGGTATGTTCGAGAAGGTGACGGTGTTTACGACGGTCTACGGCCTGAGTATCGCCGGTAGTCAGCTGGCCTCGCAGAAGATCGACGAATTGATCGATGCCTGCCATGAGCTGCGTGATGGCCTGAAGGTGGAAATGGCTGAAGAAACCGAAAAGCCTGAGAAAGCGGAGGATGAACTCTGATGGTTGATATGATTGATGGCGACGACAAACTGGCAATGAGCCTCGGTATTGACCGCGACGCGCTGCCTCCGAACTCTGACGCGTATAAGTCCCGTAAGGCTGAGGAAGCGGATGACGATGATACGCAAATAGATCGCGAGAAGCCGAAGAAGAAAGAAAAGCCGGAGTTCAGCATCACAAAACGCGAAAAGACATTCGGTGAGAAATTGAAGGAGGCTGTGTTCGGGGAAAACGTGAAAAACGTCCCCGAGCACGTTTTCTTTAACATTATCATACCCAATGTGATGCGTATGTTCGGCGACAGCATCACAGGCGCGTTGAACATGACTTTCCGTAACTTCGGGCGTTCTATCAGTCGCGACCGTGACGATGACAGCCCTTATCGGCGTTATGACCGCGATTACGATCGTCGTCGCAGTGAACGCAGGGCTACGAGTGGCGCGGACATTGACTTTGACGATTACATCTTCTCTTCGAGGGAAGGCGTGGAATACGTAATCGACCGGTTGAATGACCTGTTGGATCGTTATCCCGAGATCACCGTAGCCAATGTCTGTGACGAAGTAGGTCGTACTCCGCGCTCTATCGATAACAAGTGGGGCTGGCGCAGTGTACGCGACTTCGAAGCGGCCCGGGTCGATGGTGGATGGGTGCTGAGTGTGCCTCGTCCGCGGTATCTTGACTGAATTATATTCACAGGAGGAATGCCTATGTTGACCATGATCGCGACCTTCGTTGTTGAGCATCCAATTATATCCTCAATCCTACTGAACTTCGGAGCGTCCTATTACCTGAAGCGGAAGGGCGTGGCTGCGCATGAGTGAACGTGTAATTACGCCTGCTCCGCAGCAGTATCCGATGAACCGTGAACAGCGCAGAGAGCACTTCAAAGAAGCGAAGAATGATCCGTTCGCGATATTCTGCCCGCGATGCAAGCATAAAACCAGGCATGTCAGCCTGCCAGTAAACACGGAATACCTTCGCGATCATCCGCGTGATATTGTGGCAAGTATGGACGCGAAGGGAACTACCAAATGTAACGTCGTCTGTGTTGCGTGCGGAAATGTGCTTCGTACGGATGTGAACCTGATCCCGTATGAGTATGTGAAGCAGGTGCCTGTCGTATGATCCTGCGCAAGTTTAAACGTCAAATGGCCCTGGAAGCTTTGAATCATATCTACAACGCTCTCTGCGCTGAGGATATGGACGGAGGTTTCAGGGCCTCCTATATTCTCCACGAGTTGGAAACATTATATTTCGTTCTGGACAAGAAGTCCAAGAAAGGAAAAGCGTATGCGGATCGTCAAAAGCGGTTACGAAATTCTCACTGAGATCAGTCCATTTGGACAATATGAATTAATGGATATTGAGCGGGCAGCAAGGACCTGCTATCGCTCTGAAGATAAGATCCTAGACCAGGCGGAGAGCGCGAAGAAACTTGTCAAGAACCTGATCGCTTCCGGGCACGAGGCCATGCTGGAACACGGCGTTATCAGCGTCCGTTTTACCTGTGACAGGGCCATTGCAAATGAAATCGTGAGGCACCGTATGGCTTCGTTCGCCCAGGAGTCGACGAGGTACTGCAACTACTCAAAGGAGAAATTCGGAAACGAGATCTCCGTGATCGAACCGCCGTTTACGACTTCTACGGCTCGTGATGATTGGGCTTGGGCTATGCGGACGTGCGAAACTTCATATTTCCGTGCGCTTAATGCTGGCGAGAAGCCCGAAATCGCAAGGGCTGCGTTACCTCTAAGCCTGGCTACGCATATCGTCGTCACAGCGAACTATCGCGAATGGCGACATATCTTTAAGCTGCGTACGGCCAAAGACGCTCACCCTCAGATCCGCGAATTGATGATCCCGCTGCTGCTGGATTTGAAAGACCGGATCCCTGTGATATTTGACGATATTGAAGTCGAGGGTGCTGAATACTGGAAAGTTGTTTGAGGTGATAGCATGTACTATGAGCTGACCTACAACGGCGATAAAAGAGAATGGTACTTAGATGCTTACAAGAAATTCCAGAACATAGTAATTCCTGGTTAAAATAACCAAGATCAGAAAGGAGACCACGCCTATGACTACTTTTGGAATCATTGTTATCACGATTCTCGCTATGTTGTTGCTTCTCAGTTATATTTTCGGCTGGTATCTATTGGTGAAGCTTGAGAATCGGGTCCACGACATCGATATGCGTGTTGGCAAGGATGACACTCCCGCCGGCGAATACCGCTGGAAACGCACCGAGCCGCTACTGAAGCGCGTTGAAGATCTGGAAAGAAATAGCTATCGTACATACAACTCCTATTCCCGAGTTAATTCAAACGGACCGACTTTACGCGAGTTTGAAGAACTATCTGATCGTGTGGACAATATCTCTGAAGATGTCGGAGGCATGGATAATCGGATCGATGAGATTGAATCCAGAGTACAGAAATTGGAGGTCAAGAATGTTCACAACGATGCTGAAACGGATTGACCTCGATCAAAAAGACCTTGAACTGATTCTTGAAAAGTTTTTCAACGATCAGAATCCAGAGGCGGTGAAGATTGAAACGAAAGTTTACACATCCGAGGACCACCAAGGCAATGATAAGGCCTATGCCAAGGTTTTGGTGTATCCTGAATCCTCGAAGTGCAATCCGATGAAGGATGTGACCGAAAATGCCTGACGACGAGCGTGATAAATGGCTGTTTGAGCAGTTTAAGAGTTTCTTCGGCGGCTGGAAGGATCACATTGAGTCCTGGAAACATGAAGCGCCGAACACCATCCGTGTCAAAATGAAGGTTGGCGACTGGCCCAATTCTGGTCTGACTTATATCTTTGGTGATAACGGGCACGAGGACTGGCATCTGGCTACGATCACACACCCGGCTAATACGACGGTGTGAGGATATTTGAAAGGAGATCATCATGAATTACATTATTGATCCATCTGTATTCTATTGGATCAACGTTTTCGGAATTCTTCAAACCGTTTGCGCTATCGTTGGCGGTATTCTTTTAAGTGCTGGAATATGTTTTTGTGTTGCCTATTTCTATTATCGTGATGATACGACCAAACGTGTTTATGACGAAAAAAAGAGATATTATGTCGATATTCCAGATAAAGATAAATTAGATAGAATCCATGATTTTCTAACATCGATGAAAATATGCTTTGTACTCGGGGTTATATTGATGGTGTCTTCGATATTTATTCCTGGCAAAGTAACAAGTGTCGAAATGCTGATTGCACATACGGCTACCTTTGACAATGTAAATATGACTGTCGATGGAATTAAGGATTTGGTCGATTACATCGTTACTGCAATCAAGAGCGCAGTGTAAGAATATTTGAAAGGAGAACACTATGACCGAAATGGTATACACGGATCGGACATGCGTGCCCTGGATCAACGGCGACTGGCATATCGTTGAATTCGATGGCACCACCGAACAACTATCCAAAGTCGTGGGCATTGAAAAAGTATTCCGAATTAAAGACATCATAAGCTCTATGCATTTTTGTGGGTACATGAATCGCAATTACAAGATCTATGAACTCAGAAATGCTGAGAATTATTGCTGCAATACACCGGTCGTTCTTGAGGTAGCTCCTGGCAGTTATATTCCAAGGCACAAAAACACGGATCTATTCTTCGTAAAGGCGTGGGATCCGCGCTTCGTACAGAATATGCCTACGCTTCCTGATGGCTGCAAGTATATTAGGGCATTCAAGCTCGATAATAATGATGCTTGTATTATCACAGAATAATATTTGAGACTGACGAACGTCACTAAAATTAATACGTATGAAATGGAGAGGAGCACTATGCATATTAATCCACTAGTTTATTATAAAGCAGATGAAATTATAGATCTTCCGTATAAGTCTGATATTCCTGGAGTGAGTATGCAGCTGATGGATGATGAGATCTTACAGTTTGCTAAAGACATTAACAAGGATTTCGAACGTAATGAACGCAATATTCAATATATTCAACTTAGAGAACCAGCCTTAACTAAGTTCAAAGAGCTGGCTAAGAGATACGTCAAAGAGCATGAAAAAAGAACATTATGATAGCTCCTTGGACTCTGTAAATTAAACAATGATATTTGAAAGGAGACTGCTATGATACTCTATACCGATAGAAAGCCATATCCGCCATACCGTGGAGACAATAATCTTGTAATATGCATAGCAAAAACGCCATCAATAACATCAGTGCACGATTATATTCATGTTTGCCATCCGGATAATGTATACGTTCATACCGAATCCGGATTATATAATCTTAAAAAAGAAATTAGCCTGGTGGGGTACACATATCCAGTATATGGTTGCGATAAATTTGGCGAAATCTATACTGCTACTTTGCCATCTACATTATTCGCGATCATTACCACGTATGATGAATATGTAAACAATAAGAACATCGTGGGGATAGCTCATCGTTTGTCGAAATATTATGCTTATCACGTATACTATGATAAGGACAAAGCAGGATCACGATATATATGCATAAAGAAAAGTAAAAGTCCTATACTTTGGAATGAAGATATTTGGAACCAGCCGGGATTCATCAGCAAGAAATTCAATACAATATCCGCGTGCAATTGCAATGTGAGGTCGGTACCGAATATGAACAGAATTCCTGAAATCAAAGACGTCATCTTCAATCCGCCTGCGACCGTTGTGCTCTGGAGTGATGGCACGAAGACGGTTGTCAAGTGCGGAGACATGGACTTGTACTCGCGTGAGACCGGGCTTGCCATGTGCATCGCCAAGAAGGTCTACGGTAATAAGGGAAGCTACTTTAACGAGTTCAAGAAGTGGATCAAACCGGATTGGACTTATACGGATGACGCAGCATACGCCGAAATGCTGAAAATAATCAATAAGACCCGCAACCAGCATAATGACAAAAATACCGCAAATGATATTGTTAAGAAAATGAACCCGGACTCGATAATTCCTATTTATAGCTTAAGCCCGGATGAAGTCAAGCTCATCAAGAGACTCTGTAAGCTGTACCTTGAAGCTGTGGAAAACTGATTCGCAAAATAAACAGTTCCTTTAATGGAAAGGGCTCTGAGTTGATCAGGGCTCTTTCTTTTTATGTACGAATACTTAATATCCGACACAGAAAGGAGAAACACGTATGCTGAGTTTGGCAATGATCGGTTCAGGACTGACACGCTTTGGAGGGAAGGCTTTGCTGCTTGGCCAGAAGTACGCGCCGCAGATCATGACCTATTCGGGCGTGGCCGGCTTCATTGGCACGGTTGTGTGCGCTTGCAGGGCGACCACCAAAGCGGAAAAGATCCTGGAAAGCAAGGAACAGCAGCTGGCTGAGGCGGAAACAGAGGAAGAGGAGAAGGCGATCAACTCCGAAACGCGTAAAGAATTGATCAAAACCTATGCCCCCGTAGTGACGCTTGGAGTGGCCTCTACGGCGTTGATTCTTGGGGGGCACCATATTATCCAGACGCGCTCTGCGGGCTATGCAGCGGCCTTTAAAGCCTCAGAAAAGGCATTCAGAAGCTATCGTGAGGCTGTGGCGAAAAAGTACGGTGAAGACCCGAACAAATTGACCATTTCGGACACCAGTAACTACAATGAAGAGTCGGAAAAGCAAAAGAAGGCAGTCGCGGTCGCCAAGGATAACAAGCAGCCTTTCAGCGCTTCGCCCGATGTGTATACGGCTTGGTGGGCTCAGGATACGACGAACGAGTGGTCTCCGAGCCCCAAAATGAACTACTACTTCCTTCGCAAGATGCAGGACCAGCTGAATGATCTGCTTCGGAACAGGGGCTACGTATTCCTGAATGATGCGAGAAAGAAGCTCGGTTTGCCTTATATCAAGGAAGGTCAGATCCTGGGTTGGGTGCTGCGTAATGACAACCGTGACGGCGATAATTATATTGATTTCCTGCATCTTGACAACCCGAATGACTCGGTGAATGCTTTGATCCAGCTGCAGAACGTGCCTGTATTGCTGGATTTCAACTGCGATGGAATTATATTTGAAGAGATCCACGGCGTCGTGATGTGATTTAAGTGAAAGGAGATCACCATGAACCGCTTGCTGTATTTCCTCGGAGGGCTCGCTGTTGGCGGGCTCTCTGGCTTTTTGGTAGGCCGGAAACTGAAGAAAAAGAAAAATGAAGAAAATGCTAAAATGCCTGATTCCACAGAGGATTTCGACGATTCCGAAAATGAGAATGAGAACGTAGACTTGACGGATTACGGCGGAGAGGGGGTGACGGAGTTGCTGATGAGGGAGCATTATATTCCGGATAGATCGGATTACGAAGAAGTCGTTGATGAATACGATGAAGAGGACCTGCAGAATGATATTGAGGAGGTCGACGACTACCTTTGTCAGTATGAGCATCCCGAAGATGACCTGCCGCGGATGAAGACTTTTGAGCCGATTACGAATGACGAATACTACACTGAGAGAAACGATTGGGATAAGATCAAGCTATTTATGGACAGCACCGGCAGCAGCCTTTGCGATGCTTTGGGCAATGACTATCTTGAAATGTTTTCTGAGAACGGCTACGGCAGCGGAGAATTGGCTGGTATGAGCGTTCGTGCGGAAGACGGCATATTATATTTCCGCAACGAGTTGATGCAGACAGATTACATGATCATTTTCGAAGAGGATGGTGAGGATGAATGAGCGTCATGGGCGAGTATTACGCCCAGATTTGCAAGCGACTTGGGGTGGACCCCGATACTTCAGGATACAGCGCCCTGTGTTCGCTGATGCTGGTCTCGCCGTTCATTGCCGTGTTGAAAAGCGATGAAAACGAGATCGAAAGGGCGTTGTATGCGCGGCGTGAGTATGCCAGAAAGCTGAGTACAAAGGAGCGCACAGACTTTTACGAAGCCATGGGACCGTGCTCTGTGCTTGAAATTATTGCCAGTCTTGTGGATAAATTGTCGTATAATTTGATCAATAACCCTTTGGCATCCGATGATCCGGGCGCTTTATTTTTCGAATTGATGGATAATCTGGGCTTGACATGGCTGAATGACGATGCCTTTGGACGCGATGCGGAGGCTTGTAACGGCAGTTTTGAGGACGCCATGCAGACGTTTATATACCGGGAATACGATGAAAACGGCAACGACGGGGGCCTCTTTCCGGTCGAAAAAGCGGCTTCGGATATGCGAGAAATGAGCCTTCACAGGCAGATGGAAGAGTACCTGATTGACCGTTTTGGGGCCTTGGATTGATCGAAAAATGACGAAAAAATGGTCGAAAAATCGCCTCAAAAAGTGTGACACTTTTGCGTGCAATTTTGAAGTGCAAAAATCAATTGAGACCAATTTGACACATTTTTGACACAATTTGCTTAAAAAATAGTAAAAAGTGTGACACTTTTGAAGAGTTTGTGACACTTTTGTGCAATTTTGTGACACTTTTGAAATTGCGAAAAACGCTGATTTCACAAGGGTTTTCATATGATTTGTGACAAAAGTGCAATTTTGAATTTACCCTTTTATAAAGAGATGCAAATATTAGAAAAGTTTTAAAACAAAATTGCACAACCGCATTTTTGCACAAAACACGATTTTTGAGTGATTTTTGGACGTCATCAAAATGGAGGGTATGAAGATGGAATTTGAGAACAAATTACGCAACGAATTGGACTATCTGATCGATAGTCTTCGCGGCATTCTCGGTGAAACGAAAAATCTTGATTCCATTACGATCGAACTGAAAGCCGACAGCAAATTCGGAGAAGTAACCACTACGATTACGAAGTCGTATAAGTAGCCCGCAAAAAATACCACGCCCAAAACGAGGAGGTGCGTGCTATGACGTAGTGATATTTGAAGTATGGCTGAAAGGAGGTCACAACATTCCATGGACTTTTTCAGAGTCCGACACAGAAAAATCAAAGGCGTCATTGAAGTGTACCCGGAGTTCATTGTAAAACCGTCGAAAGATCTAATGATTCGTGGCAAGAACTTTTACGCGATCTGGGACGAAGAAGCCGGTTTGTGGAACCAGAATGAATTTCGTGTACAAGAGATCGTAGACACCGAAATAAGAAAAGTTACAGATCAGTTTGCCGATTCTGATGATCCGGCGATTCCGCTGTATTTGGAAAACTTCTCCACAAAGATGTGGACGTCGTTCTGCAATTATATTTCGTCTTCTCCAGATAATTTCCATCAATTGGATTCGCGGTTGACATTTTCCAACACTGAAGTCAAGAAGACGGATTATATTTCAAGGCGTCTCCCCTATGCGCTCGAACCTGGCGATCATTCTGCGTTTGATGAAATGCTAGGCACATTATATTCTGAAACAGAACTGGAGAAGCTGCTCTGGTCCATTGGCTGCATCGTATCTGGCGATAGCGTGAATGTACAGAAGTTTATCGCGCTCTATGGCGATCCTGGAGCCGGTAAAGGTACGTTTATTGATATTATCAACATGCTGTTTGAAGGGTACACCGTGGCCCTGGACGTAGAAGCACTGACCAGTCGTGGCGATTCGTTTGCTACTGACGTGTTCCGGAATAATCCCTTAGTGGGGTTTCAGCAGGATACCGATTTGAGCAGGATCGATAAGAACACGACGTTCAATTCGATTATCTCTCACGAAGTGATCAACATGAAGCAGAAGTATAAGGACAGTTATCCTGCCCGGGCCAACTGCTTTATATTTGTTGGCAGCAACGAGCCTGTCAAGATCACCAACGGCAAGTCTGGATTGCTGCGAAGGCTGATCGATGTATCTCCGAGTGGAAATAAGATTCCGTCCAGGCGATACCACATGCTGAAGAATCGGATCAAGTTCGAGTTAGGCGCGATCGCGGATTACTGCCTGAAGTTCTATCAGGAACGCGGGGCGGACTATTACGCGGATTATCGGCCCATCAACATGCAGTTTAAGACGGACCCGTTCTTTAATTTTGTTGATTATTATCGTCTGGATTTTCAGAAAGAGGACGGTGTCAGTCTGAAGCTGGCTTATACCTGGTACAAGGATTACATCAAAGATGGCGGCGGGATCCAGCTGCAGATGTACAAGTTCAAGGAAGAGCTGAAAAACTATTTCAGGAACTTCGAAGATGTGGCCCGTATTGATGGAAAACAAGTACGAAGCTGGTATTCCGGTTTTCTGGCGGAAAAGTTCACAGGCGCAAAGGCAAAAGTAAAAGAGACCGTTCAGGCGGCTGCGCAGATGGCAGCCGAAGCGCTTGTGCTTTCGTCTACGAAGTCATTGCTTGACAAGCTTCTTGGTGATTGCCCGGCGCAGTATGCCAATGATCAGGACAAGCCGATCTATAAGTGGGCGAATGTGACGACCAAGCTGCGTGATCTCGATACGAGCCGTGTGCATTATATTCGCCTGCCGAAAAATCATATCGTGATCGATTTTGATCTGAAGGACGAAAACGGCCAGAAAAGTAAGGAATTGAATCTGGCAGCCGCCGCGAAGTGGCCGGAGACCTACGCCGAATTCAGTAAAGGCGGCGCAGGCGTTCATCTGCATTATATTTACACAGGCGATGTGGAAGCGCTATCTAATAGCTATGCGGACGGTATCGAGATCAAAGTGTTTTCCGGAAACGCGTCGCTGCGGCGTAGACTGTCTTTCTGCAATGAGACACCAGTGACCGTGATATCCGGAGGCTTACCTCTGAAGGAGGGACGTAAACTGCTGAATGAAGAACGTTTGAAAAGCGAGAAATCGCTGAGGAATCTGATTGAGCGGAATCTGCGTAAGGAAATTCATCCTGGTACCAAGCCGAGTATCGATTTTATCGAGAAGATATTGTCTGACGCGTACGACAGCGGGCTTAAGTATGATGTTTCCGATATGCAGAAGAAGATTCTGGCATTCGCTATGCATTCCACGAATCAGAAGGACTATTGTGTGAAGGCCGTTGGCCGGATGAAGTGGAAAAGCGAGGATCAGGAAAGCGTAGTTGATCAGATCGTTGACACCCATGATATTCAGAACGCGCCAATTATATTCTTTGACTGTGAAGTCTTCAAGAACCTACTGATCGTGTGCTGGAAGTACCAGGGCAAAGAGCATGAAGTCGTTAAGATGATCAATCCGTCGCCGCAGGATGTACTTGATTTGACGAAAGCCGGAAGGCTGATCGGATTCAACTGTCGCAAGTATGATAATCATATTCTGTATGCCAGGATCCTCGGAATGTCCAATATGGATATTTACAAGATCAGCAAGGGGATCATCGACGAAAAGCGGAAATCCTGTTTCTTTGGCGAGGCGTATGATCTGAGCTATACGGATATTCTGGATTTCTGCGCCAAGAAGCAGAGCCTTAAGAAGTGGGAAATTGAATTGGGCATCCATCACCAGGAGCTCGGTATCCCGTGGGATCAGGAAGTGCCGGAAGAGCGTTGGAATGAAGTAGCTGATTACTGCGTGAACGACGTTGTTGCCACTGAGGCCGTGTTTGACGCTAACCAGGCTGACTGGACGGCCCGTCAGATTCTGGCAGATATCGCCGGCATGAATGTAAACAGCACTACGAATAGTCTGACTACACGAATTATATTCGGTTCAGAGAAGGAGCCTCAGGGCAATTTCAACTATCGCAACATGGGTGATGATTCGGATATCTGGACGGATTGGCTGAATCCTCTGGATATTGCTTATCCGGATTTCATGCTGTTCAATCATTACGACAAGCCGGTGTTCCCAGGTTATGTGTTTGAGAAAGGAGTATCCACTTACCGTGGCGAGACAGTTGGTGAAGGCGGATATGTCTATTCGGAGCCCGGCGTGTACCGTAACGTTGCGCTTCTTGACATCGCCTCGATGCACCCGAGTTCTATTGTGGCGGAGGACCTTTTCGGTCCGTACACCGAGCGGTTCAAGGCGCTCCTGGACATCCGTGTCGCGATTAAGCACAAGGAATTTGACAAAGCTCGGCGCATGCTTGATGGGAAGCTCGCACCTTATCTCACAGATGAGAAGCAGGCTAAGCAATTAAGCAAGGCGTTGAAGATTGCCATTAACAGCGTGTATGGTCTGACCAGCGCGAAGTTTGAGAACCCGTTCCATGATCCGCGGAATGTGGATAATATCGTAGCCAAGCGTGGGGCACTGTTCATGATCAACCTGAAGCACGAAGTGCAGGCCAAAGGCTTCACTGTGGCTCATATCAAAACAGACTCCATCAAGATCCCGAACGCTACGCCGGATATTATCGCGTTTGTGAAGGATTACGGTGAAATGTATGGGTATACATTTGAGCACGAGGCGACCTATGGTCGTATGTGCCTGATCGATAAGGCGCAGTATATTGCGGAGTTCGCCACACCGGAATTCTGTAAGGCAACGTATAATTATATTCCGGAAGAGAATGAGAAGAACCCCGAAGACCTGACGCCGAATCCTGGTCGATGGACCGCAACCGGAGATTGCTTCCGTACGCCATACACGTTCAAGAAGTTGTTCACTCATGAAGATATCGTGTTCAGCGATCTGTGCGAAACGAAGACTGTGACGACGTCCTTATATCTGGATATGAACGAGCATCTTCCGCAGCTTAGCGATAAACAGGAGAAACTGCTGGAGGCTATGGACAAGGTTCAGCACAGCGATGATCCGGATGCATTGGCGCAGTATTGTGAGAAGAAGCACATCACGCCGGAAGAATTCGGGCAATTATATTCGGAGCTGTGCGCTTTGGATCAACAGGGCCACTGCTATGTGTTCGTTGGGCGTGCCGGATCTTTCTGCCCGATTCGTGACGGGGCCGGCGGAGGCAGGCTGATGCGTGAAAAGGACGGCAAGTATTATGCCGCCACAGGCACGACCGGATACCGCTGGCTGGAAGCCGAACAGGTCAAGGTCCTCGAAATGGAAAACCAGATCAACCGTGGATATTTTGACGCTCAGGCGCAAACTACGGTTCAGAACATGGAAGACGCTGCCAAGAATACTGGCAGCTCATTTGCAGATTTTATATTTAATACAGAAGACGAAAAGGAGAATCACCATGTCTAATTATGTTAATCGCGTTACCCTTCGTCATGTGCAGCTTGGCCGTGGCCGTTTCCGTAATTTCGCCGGGAAGAAGACCGAGTTCAACAAAGAAGGCAAGCGAACGATCACTCTGTTCCTGGATGATGAGACGGCGGAAGAGCTGAAAGCCGAAGGCTGGAAGATCAAATATTATATTCCGAAGGCGGTTGATGAAGATGAGGAGCCGAAGCCCCTCGCCATTCTGGAAGCGGAGCTGCGCTATGATAACTATCCGCCTACGGTGAAGCTTGATATTGGCGGTAATGAGCAGGAGCTGGATGAGGATGATTTGACCGCGCTGAATCTGGATCAGGCGGATATTATTGACGTAGACGTTCGTCTGTCGCCTTACAGCTGGCAGAATGCCCGCGGTGAAAGCGGTATCAAGGCGTACGTTGATAAGCTGCGTATCCGCATGGAAGACGATTTCTGATGAGTACCGTGATATCGCTTTATCCGCACCAGGAGAAAGCAGTTCACGAAATGCATAACGGCTGCATCCTGTGCGGCGGGGTTGGTACGGGCAAGTCCCGTACCGCCCTTTGCTATTATATTCGCAACGAGCATCCGCGAGACCTGTACATCATCACTACCGCCAGAAAGCGTGACACACATGACTGGGAAGACGAAGTCGACCACCTTTGCGCTAATGCCGCGGAATTATATTTTGATGGTGGAGACAAGCTGCACGTAGACAGCTGGAATAATATCAAAAAGTATGCTGAGATCCGAAACGCGTTCTTTATATTTGATGAGCAGCGTGTGGTCGGCTATGGCGCGTGGGTCAAGGCTTTTCTGAAGATCGCGAAAGCAAATCGGTGGATTCTGTTATCGGCTACCCCAGGCGACACCTGGATGGATTATATTCCGGTGTTCATCGCGAACGGGTATTTCCGCAACAAGCGGGATTTCATTGACAAGCATGTGGTGTACAGCAATTACGCGAAGTTTCCGAAGGTTGAAAAATATTTGAATCAGGGAATTCTCATGCGGTATCGGAAAGAGATTATCGTGAATATGCCATTTGAGAAGCCGACAGAGTCCCATGAGGAATACATGTATGTGCCATATGACAAGACGTTCACGAAGAACATGATGCGTACTCGTGTGAACCCATGGACCGAAGAACCGTTCCAGGATGCGGGTGCACTGTGCTATGCGCTTCGTCGGGCGGTTAATGATGATGCCCGACGCTATGAGTCTGTGATATCTCTGATCGCCACGCATCCGAAAGTTATTATATTCTACAACTTCGATTACGAGCTGGAGGGACTGCGTACGGCGCTTCGCCAGCGCGGAATTATATTCTCTGAATGGAATGGTCATAATCACCAGCCGATCCCTACCGGGCAAAGGTGGGCATATCTTGTGCAGTACACCGCAGGCGCTGAAGGATGGAACTGTATCGAAACGGACACTATTATATTCTTCAGTCAGAACTACAGCTATAAGGTCATGGTCCAGGCCGCCGGCCGTATCGACCGGATGAACACGACTTTCCATGATCTGTATTATTTTCATCTGTTGTCCAGAGCTCCGATCGACACAGCGATTCGACAGGCGCTGAGCAACAAGAAGAACTTCAATGAGAAGACGTTTGCCGGCTGAAGAGTCCGCAAAAAATACAAGCCCTATTATGGAGAGGAGAGGGTTTTGCCCTCTTTCTTTTATTTTTGATCATTTGGAGGCGTTTATGATCCGTGAAGCGGCGTACCAGCATCGGCTGATCAAGAAATTGCGCAACACGTTTCCCGGATGCATGGTGCTGAAGAATGACCCGAATTATATTCAGGGTTTTCCTGATCTGACGGTTTTGTACAGGGACCGCTGGGCGGTGCTGGAGGTGAAGAACTGCAAAGGAGCGCACCACCGGCCCAATCAGGATTATTATATTCAGAAACTGAACAAAATGTCCTACGCCAGTTTTATCTACCCGGAAAATGAAAAGGGGGTCCTTTGTGAACTTCAACAGACATTCGGAACTGATCGGGAAGCACGCGGTACTGAGTGCCAGTAAGTACCATTGGATCAATTATGATCTCGATCGGTTTCGTCAGATCTACAGAAGCATGCAGGCGGCGCAGAAAGGAACCGAGCTGCATGACCTGGCCGGTAAGTTGATCCAGCACAGGATCAAGCTGCCGAATAAGAAGCAGACTTTAAACCTGTATGTCAACGATGCTATCGGCTATCGTATGACGCCCGAACAGCCGCTTATGTATAGCGCTAACTGGTTCGGTACAGCTGACGCCATTTCCTTTCACAATGGGCTTCTGAGGATCCATGACCTGAAGACCGGCGAAACAGAAGCCAAGATGTACCAGCTGGAAATCTATGCGGCATTATATTGCCTTGAGTATGGCGAAAAGCCTAACAAAATCGATATGGAACTTCGGATCTATCAGAACAACGAAGTCCTCGTACATAATCCCGATCCTGAAGAAATTCAGGCAATTATAAATAAAGGCATAGCGTTTGATAAGGAAATTGAACGACTGAAACGGGAGGAAGACTGATGTACGACAATTATATTTCTGATGACGAAGAATTAGTCATCGACAGTGTGCTGGACGAAGAAGACGATGAAGATATTTGTGATATGATCCAGCATGCTGCGATCTATGCGGTTGCCATCGAATCCGGTATGAGTGATGAAGAGGCCAATTATATTGCTCATTACGGACGTCCGCATGAAGGTGGTATTCCACACTCCGGCCGCTATGCCTGGGGCACCGGAGACAGCCCGTACCAAGGGCTTGCCAAGTTCCAGTCCACAGTGAAGCGGCTCAAGAACGCGGGCATGAACGAACAGGAAATCTATAAGCATATGGGCTTTAAGAATTCCACCGAATTCCGTGCCCGCAAAGCCGTCGCCAAGATGGAGTTGCACAAGTATTATGTGAATCGTGTCCGTGTGCTGAAGGATAAGCAGATGTCCAATCGCGCGATCGCCAAGCGTCTGTTCGGCGATGAGAAGAAGGATACCACCGTCCGTAATCTTTTGAACGAAGCGATGGCCAAGCGCACCAGTGAGCTGGAGCAGGCGATGGACGCCATCAAGAAGGAAGTCGCCAGGAACCATTATATTGACGTTGGCAAAGGCACCAACTTATATTTAGGCATTACGCCGCAGCGTCTGGACACAGCCATTGAAGCTTTGAAGCAGCAAGGCTACAAGACCTACAAGATTCGTGTAGATCAGTTGGGCAAGCAGGGCGGAGACAAAACGACTGTTGAAGTCATTACCGATGATAGTCGTCCTTCTAAGACGGTTTACCACGAATTATATCAGCATCTGGACAAGATCAAGCCTTGTATGGCCTATGGCGAGCTTGATCCGCAAGGCAATGTCAAAATCAATATGGTCGAGCCACCAGTATCCATCAGTTCAAAGCGCTGCCAGATCCGTTACGCGGATGATCCGGGTCCCAACGGCACGAAGGGCATCGATCGTGATGGCGTGATCGAGATTCGTCGTGGCTGTCCTGATCTTGATCTTGGTAAAGCGCACTACGCACAGGTCCGAATCGCTGTAGACGGCACTCATTATATTAAGGGCATGGCCATCTACTCTGATGATTTGCCGGATGGCTGTGATATTATGTTCAATACGAACAAGCATCGCGGCACACCCATGCTCGGGCCTAAAGATAATTCGGTATTCAAGCCGATGGAAAAGGACCCGAACAATCCATTTGGCGCGACGATCCGAGCGGACAGCCAGCTGCGCATGGTTCAGCGGCATTATATTGACAAGGACGGTAAGGAAAAGCTCAGTAGTCTGAACATCGTCAATGAAGAAGGCAACTGGCTCGAATGGTCAAGGACCATTTCCGCTCAGATGCTGTCTAAACAGCCGCCTGAAGTGGCAAAGCGCCAGCTGGATCTGACTTATCAGGAAAAGCAGCGTGAATTTGAGGATCTGAAAGCAATTACCAATCCTGCGCTTCGTAAGATGCGTCTGGAAGAGTTTGCTGAGGGCCTCGACGCAGCTGCTGTGCACCTGAAGGCTCATGGCTTCAAAGGGCAGATGAGCCAAGTTATATTGCCTATTCCTTCGCTTAAAGACAACGAGATCTATGACCCGAACCTGCCAAACGGCACAGAAGTCGTACTCGTCAGATATCCTCATGCTGCGATCCAGGAGATCCCGCATCTGATTGTCAATAACAATAATAAAGAGGGCCGCAGGGTCCTTGGCCGGCCGATCGATGGCGTCGGTATCAACCCGACTGTCGCCGCTAATCTGTCCGGAGCCGACTTTGACGGCGATACGGCGCTTGTTATTCCGTACAAAGGCACTGATATTCAGTATCGAAAGTATTTCGACGAATTGAAGAACTTTGATGGCAAAGAGCAGTACCGCGGCTGGCCCGGCATGAAGAAGATGACCAAGAAGCAGCGTGGCCTTGAGATGGGCAAGGTGACCAACCTGATCACTGACATGGGTAACAGCGGCCTGGACGTCCCGCCTCAGCATCTGATCTGGGCCATCAAGCACTCTATGGTCGTTGTCGATGCGTACAAGCATGGCCTGGATTACAAGCAGAGTGAAATCGATAACCACATCGACGAACTCAAGCGGATCTACCAGGCCCATGACGATGGCACTTATGGTGGTGCGAGTTCTCTGTTCAGCCGAGCCGAGTCCGATATGTACATTCCTCATCGAAAGTACAAGGGCTACGACAAGGAGACTGGCAAGAAGATCTATGAGGACTCTGGCCAGATCAATGATCCCATCAAATTTCATACCGTGACCCGTACAGATCCTGTGACCGGCGAGAAGATCAAGGTCAAGGAAATGGTAAAGGATGCGGAAGGCAAGCCCGTTCGTGTTGAAAAGGAACGCGTAACGAAGATCGCCAAGCTGGCATATTACGATGACGCTTTCCAGTTGGTCAGCAAGGGCGGCGGCAGCCTGATGGAGCAGATCTATGCGAGATACTCCAACAACATGAAGGCATTCGCCAATGATGTGCGTAAAGAGGCTGCTCGTACGCCAAACATTGTGCAGGATAAGAACGCAGCCAGGGTGTATGCCAAAGAAGTGGAATCCATCATGCGTAAATTGAAAGCCGCAATGATGAACAAACCACTTGAACGGCAAGCGCAGATCCTGGCAAATGCGGAGATCAAGCTGAGAAAGATCGATAACAACGACATGACGCCCGAAGAGTTGAAGAAGCTCAAAGGACGTCTTTTAAATGAGAAGCGTATTGAGGTCGGAGCGACCAAGCAACGGATCATTTTGACTGAAGATGAAGAAAAGGCGTTGAATAGCGGTGCTTTGTCCAATACTGTGGCCACCGAAGTGTTCAAGAACATGAATACAGAGTATCGCAATCAGCTGTTCATGCCGAAACGTGAAAGCAAAATGACGCCTGCGCAGGTCGCCAAAGCTGAGCGTATGCTGTCCAAGCCGAATGTTACACAAGGTGATGTGGCGAAAGAGCTTGGCGTTTCTATTGATACGCTTCTTGAAAGCATCACGCCAGATAAAAACTGACAGAAAGGAGGAAATCCATGAGCGAATACCTGCTCACAACGACAGACAATCCCTATAATCCGTTTGACAACTTTGATCGTTGGTATAATCAGGATCTTCTCCTTGCCAGACAGCAGGGAAGGCCTGATGTGTGCTCCTATTTGGACCGAATTGCGCGTGTGAATTCACAGCTGCCTGATGGAATGTACGAGAAAGCTGTCGATAGTGCCATTGATGAGATCGTTGAGTTCAATGTCACCGGCAAATACCGTAAGATCAGCGAAGAAGAGGCTAAAAGAACGCTGATTTAGCTCAAAAATCAATAAAAAGCGAGGTCGGGAGCCCGGCAAAGACCCCTCCCCCCTCGCTCATTTCTGCCCCTCCCCTTTTCAT